TATGCCGGAGCAGCTAAATTTTCCACTGATACAGATGGAATTGCAATGGTTGATGCCGGAAAGATTGTTTGGGATCAGGCACCGGCTTCAGACCAGACCGGGACGGGAGATCAAGTAAATTCCGAGACAGTCGATCAAAACACCGTTGGAATAGGTGGTCTTCTTGTGTTATCTGCTGATGGAAATTGGGATGATGCTGATAAGGATTCTGAATCGACGGTTGGACGACTTGCAATTGCGCTTGAGTCTGGAACTGGATCAAAGAAGCTATTATTTAGAGGATTTTTTAGGGATGATTCTTGGAACTGGACTCCAGGCCAACAGCTTTTTGTTGGAGATTCCGGCGCAATAACCAACGATGTCTCTGGGTATGCGACAGGTGATTTTGTCCAGGTTGTTGGATACGCGAAAACGGCAGACATCATTTGGTTTGAACCTTCACCAGACTATATAGAGGTGGCATAATGGTAATGTGGGCAAACCTTTCTAAGTTAAATACCATCGCGAATGCAAGCATAGCAAAGGTAAACACAATTGCGAATGCAAGCATTTTGGCAATAAATGGCGCACCGGAAGATCTGACTACCTTTACGGAAACAGATCCAAGTGGGTGGGTTACGGTAACATCAAACCAAGTTTCATTCGCCGGTATGCAGAGGACTCCGGTTACTACTGTATATAAAGACTATACTGCAAGCTATTTCGGAAACTTTGTTGTAAACTTTGAAACAGAAATCACTGCAAGTGCGACAGATGCCCTGGCAATAGTTTGTGCCATAAGCAACATTAATAATGCAGGATATGGTGGATTAATCGGACAGGATGCCTGCGCGTGTTGGTTTGATAATAGCGGTGGAAATCTGTCGGCAATAATTCAACAATATAATCCAAATTCAACAGATTCATTTTCAATTGGTGCAGCAATCCATGGGCATCGATATAATACGTTTATGCGGTCTGGAACGACATTGACATGGAATATATATACAGATCCAGGCAGGACGACATTAGAGGATAGTCTTACGGTAACAGGGACGACGACAAGATATAGATATATGAATGCACTTGGAAATCGTGGTGCTGCTGGAACCGCAGCAATAACTGGATATACTAAAAACTTTGTGATTATTAGTAGGGGGTAAAAGGAGTTAAAAATGTCAATAAACGGATCAGTAAAATGGATTGTTGGAATTATAATTGGAGCGTTTTTGACCGGTGCTGTCGCTCTTGGTGGTTGGAACCTTAATAAGACGGCATCTATACCAGAAAAATATTCGACGAAAGAAGAACTTAAAGAGATTAAAGAAGACGCCCAGGATGATCGTGACAAGATTCGTCAGGACGTTGCAGACAAGTTCGATCAGCTATCAACTGAGCAAAGATATATAAGGGATTCCGTTGACGATATTAAAAACATTCTAATCAATAGGAGGAATAACAGTGACTAAATTTATTCATTTTGATTTAGATGAATTTTCCTGCCCTCATTGTGGAAAGAATAAAATCGAAACAAGTTTTGTTAAAGATCTTGACCAGGCGCGAGAGGATGCCGGTATACCATTTAAAATTAATTCTGGGTATCGATGCCCGGTCCATAATATGAAAATTGGAGGAACTGAAAATAGCGCACACGTTTATGGTGTAGCTTCAGATATCGAATGTTTAACTTCAAGGTATCGTTTTAAGATACTTAATTCATTAATCTTCGTTGGATTTACAAGGATAGGAATTGCGGAAGATTTCATCCATGTTGATTCCGACAAAAACAAAGACCCAGAAGTGGTCTGGTTATATTAAAGGGGGAAATATGTTACCTTTTTTAGCAGCACTCCCGGTTATCGGAAAAATCGTGGCACCTCTATTGGGGCAGATATTCGGAGTTGTCGACGAACTTGTTGAGGATAAAGATCTCGCAGCAAAACTTAAGGCCCAGATGCAATTGACTGCGATGTCAATGGATCATAAAGAGGCAATGACAGAACTTCAATCCCAGGCAGATATCGTCAAGGCCGAGATCCAGGGACATTCGTGGATACAACGTTCCTGGAGGCCAATACTGATGCTGGTAATAGTCTCAATAGTTGCAAACAATTATTTGTTCTACCCGTATCTGTCGATGTTCACAGATAAGGCAGTTGTCCTCGACCTGCCGGACGCACTTTGGAATTTAATGTCTATCGGTGTTGGAGGATATATTGTAGGAAGGTCTGGAGAGCAGATTGTAAAGCGTTGGAAGTCACCAAAAGAATAACCCACCGACCCTACAGTGTAGGTCGTAATATAAAAAGGGAGTCCGAGGATGGACTCCCCTTTTTTTACTGGCAGGTTTTAAATAGTATATATCTATTTAAAATGCTATTTGGACGGACACTCTAAACCGTTGTTCCACCAGTCGACCAGTGTACAGTCGGGTCCAACTGCCTGGGCCGAAAACATTGACGGAATTCCATCATATCCCATTTGAGGATCAGGGTCTCCGGTAGGTTCGGTTGAAATCTCCACAGGCGTATTGGGTTCTTTCTGTTCATTCGGTTCATTCGGTTCGGTTGGTTCCTCCGGTATTCCGCAGTCTCCGCCACCATTATGGTGTCCGTAACCGTACCCATGTCCGCGACCCTTACCCTTACTTCCGCGACCACGGTCATGATGGCCTTTTCCGCCACCTTTATCATGACCATTGCCATGACCCTTTGCTATTGCGATTCCATCAGATAGGCCCAGGTCGGTGGTGATTACCGGCGTAAGAAAAGCGATAAGACAAACTGCCATTACAAATACAAAAAATCGTTTAAACATAAATCCCCCTTTCAAGGCTTAAAAATTAAGTGATCATAATTACCATAACAGACGGGTGTCAGGCTGTCCAATATAATTATATTTGATTCTGCCAATCTGCTCATTGTCGAAGGAAGTGGCATGTTGTAATGTCTTTTTGGCATAAAAACAATCTTTCCGTTTTCTGCCAGTTGAACTGCCGTCTTCCTACGGTCCTCGACGAAGCAATCGAAGTCGTCCAGGAATCTTATCTTATCATTTCCGCTATCGACTGTAATAACGATAAAGTCCATTCCAGGAAAAATTGACTTCATCCAGTGATGCGTTGCAGCGCATGTCATTTCATGCCTTGCGGTTACGAAAGTAATCGGTTTTTTTGTTGCTTTCCATACATGGTCAATTAGGCTTACACCATCTTCCATATATCTTATTTTATGACTATGGTCTCTTATAAACCATGCAATGATCTTGTCGAATAGGGGTCCACTTAATTCAGGTTCAACTTCCCAGTGAAACCTATTTGACTCCTTAAAATTTATACCGTATCGTTTCTTTGCATACGGAACGAATGCAGCCGAAAAATTGGCAGCTATTCCGTCAACGTCGAATGCTATATTAGGCTTCATTTGATATAATTCCCTTCTGCTTCATTTTCTGATATACTCTTTCACGCTTATGCTTTTCATATAAGCTGTTCGGCATACTGTGTCCGAGATATCTATTAAAGGTTCCACGAACGCGAACCTTAACCAGTGGTCTGAGATATGCCGGAAGATCGGACTTATTTGCATCAGGAATAATTATTACAGAGGTCCAGACAGTTCTCCACTTCATTTTTTCCTTGTGGATTTTATCTTCTTCTTTCAGGTGCCGTCGATAGCATCGATAGCATTCATCTTTTTTTCTTGGACGATTCATACTTATTCGCCTTCCATTTGTAAAATGATTCTGCGGTTCTTGCGAAGTCAAGTTTTTTTTCGAGAATTTCAACTTGTTTCGACCAGTATTCAACAGAACTATTTAAGTTTCGGATATATAATTTTTCTATTAACTTTTCAAACCATTTAATCATTTCTGGATTACCTCTCCGCCGAACACTTCAAGTACGTCTTTGATTACGAGTTCCATTGCGTCTTCAGATAATCCACCCTTTGCCATTCTAAATTTATCAAGGCTTTTCTGGACTTCTTCTGGATGTTCCTTTTTGATCTCAGCGAATCTCTGTTTAACATTCTGGTTCGGAAATTCTATCGCAGATTCTTTTTCGGCTGAACCCAATGGCCAGGATATTTCGTATCTGGGCTTTACAATCTGATCCCATTTTTCACGAGCACGTTTGTACTCTGCAATCGGGATTCCTTCGAAGTCCTCTGGATTCGCCGGGACATAGTCCTTGAAGTCAACACCTCTTAGTCCAATCCATTTCTTAATTGTTGATTTGGGTGCAGGGGGGTGGTCCGCAGGTGCCGATGTTTCATCGGGCCTTGCATCTCTATGGCCCCCCTCACCCTCCGCAGATTGGTCGACCTTCTTGGGATGGCCAGAGGAAGTGTTCATAACACCATCACCTCTATCTGCGGTGCGCGCCTCGACCTCTGCCTTTTTGTCGGGATCTATATCAGCAGAGAAACCGTCTTGGCCTATCTCTGGTGCAGGCGGATCTTGGAATGGACTTTCGTCAAGATTCCCGGTTTGGTTTTCGACTTCCGGTGGCAACTCAGGTTCATCGATTCCCATTGGATCACCATCATCTGTCGGGTCTACCCACTTCTTGAACTTCTCGACAAACCCGGCAGGATTCTGAGTTGCCTTGATCGTGATAGTTAGTATCGGTGCGCCAGTTATATCATGGATGTGTTTGCAGTATTCCAGGGCAACCTTATGGTCTATTTTATTATCGATGCACATCTCTTCAAATTGAGAGATATCTTTTTCTGTTTCTGGTTCGATAACATCACCCTCGACAGGTTTGACAACTTCTTCCGGCACACCATAGTGACCGTTCTGGTTTTCAAGGTCGGCATCATAGTCGACAACCTCCTCAAAGACACCGAGTCCCTTGAGGACATCCGAGAAACCGTCCCTGGCAGCATAGGTCCGAGCGCGCCACATCAGCATCCTGGCCGGGTGTTTCTTCCAGACTTCCTTTGAGTTCCAGGTTCCCATGCGTTTGGCATCAGAAACAGAGAATGTCCCACGGTACAATTGCTGTGCGGAACCATGACGCTTTATTTCGGATACTGCCTTGAGTCCATCGGGCCACTCTGACAGGTCGAGTGGCAGGTCAGATGTATCGTACCTTTCACCTTTTACCTCAAACCATTCGTTGATAAATTCGCACTTGCCGGAACCATGCAGGAGTCCTGTGATACCGTCAGCATAGATTGTCGGTTTGCCTTTGATCACCGCAATGTTCTGAAGTGCCTGCATTGGCCTTAAACCAACCTCCATGCCGAGTTGAATAGCGACAAAGGTCGAGTGTGGATCTCCGCGATACTGGTCTGGAACCATCGATGTCTTTGACATCATGCTTGCCAGGTAGAATAAACCTGCGGCATCCTGCGGAACCAGTTGACCATTCTTAATGGGGATGAAGGGTTTAACTGGTGCCGGGAGATTTTTTGTTTCTTCTGGGTTTTGATTTTCTTCTGTCATTTTATTTACTCCTATTATTTTGTTGTTCTAAGGCAGTTGCCCACCTAACATTTCCTGGTTCATAATTTCCATTATTATCTATTCTATCAATAGAATATTCTGGGCCTGGAGAAATTCCAACATCATTTAAAAATTCTTCAAAACTATTGTCCCATTTTTCACAGACACGGATTCCGCGACCTCCCCACCGATGGAAATTTTTATAGTTTTTGTTTTGACACCTTTGTCTCATATTGTGCCATGCCAACCATTCTTTTGTGTTTGACATTCCATGTTTTGATTTATATATTTTATTGTTGTTTCGTACGATCTCTTTATGTAAACACCCACACGAACTGGTTCTTCCGCTTATTAAATCTGACTTTCTTACTGCTTTAAAATTAAAACAATCACACATACATATCCAAACTGGTCGCTTGTTTAAATTGTATCCTGCCCTAAACAAAGCAGTTAATCTTCCAAATCTTTTATTTTTAATATTCTTCCGCATATGGTTCATAACTGGCGAAAATTTCACCATCTTTTAATATGTTTGAGTACACGCGAAAGGCACACAAAAAATCAATTTCGCACTCTCTGATCTCAGCATCATTATAGAAATCGACCAGAGGGAAGAACCCTTTCTTTATGGGTTCCTCCCTCAGTCTGATGGTCATGCCCCCCTCACACAGTATGCCGTTTTCTTTTGCCAATATTGAGTATCCGCCAATCCTGGCCTGCCAGGAAATATAGGCGGCCTTTGATGTTTTCCAGTCAACAATCGCAACCACATCGCCGATTGGTTTCTTTAAGAAAGATGTGTCGACAATGGCCGCCAGGTCAACCTGGCCACAGTATCCTCTCTCTGATGTGAACCTCTTTTCGATTGCGATGACCTTCTTTATATAAGGTTTGAATTCCATGTAGGAATTTATGTATCCCTCGTATGCCGGGGGAATATCTGGAACAAATAGTCCCATGAGATCCGCGCAGATCCAACCGTGTACAATATTTCCGCGAGTGTTATGAGACTCTTTAAACCACCGGGTGTCTTCAAATGGTTTCATTATATCTGATACTGATGGAAGTCCTGTTTTGTTCGAATATTTCATTTAAGAATTTTCTCCATCGACAGAATAGTGGATCTGGACAATCCATCCGCTTACAGCAAGACCCTTCATGATGCGATCAATTTCTCCGGTAACGACACCAGAATGACGTTGTCCGGTAAAGATATTCTGAATTCTGATAAAATATTTTTTCATGATCTTATTATATCACCATTCAAAAAAAACGGGTGCAAAAAAAATTCTAAAGTTTGATTTTATTGTGCCGATATGCTATTATAGAATAGCAAAACGACATGAAAATATCAACGATAAAAAAAATAAAAAAAGTTCTTGACAATATATTTGTTGTATGAGAAAATAAAAATACAACATCAAACAGGAGAAAAAAAATGAAACCATTGCACGATGAATTAAAAATGAAAGTCAGACAACTCTTGGCAATTAAGGTTTTTACTACACCTATCAATAAAAACAGAATAGCATCTGGCCGCCTGATGAAAGCAGACTGGAAAAAGAATCGCGAGGGCAGAACATACGAAAGAAATGACTGGATGACTCAACGTGCGATTGAACTCGACAATTTGTATGCCGCCAAATTTGGCCTAACAGTTTAATAGGAGGAAAAAATCATGGCAGTAGTTATCGACAGAGCAAAAATTGATGATATGGTACACCATATGGTAATCCAGGTTTTAATGGCAAAGGAACACGGCCAGGTTGCGGACGCACAGAGGGTCCTTGGAAATAAAATCGCGGACATGATCTGGGATGAGGCATCTGTAAAATTTGAGCGCATTGACAGTGCAATACAAGAGGAGATGGAAAAGATCAGATGCGCTGCGGCATCAACCGGGTCCCACTTGGAAGAGGCGATATTGAATAGCAAGAGATATGGGATGGACCTGGCAAGATCAATCATACACAACACCGATTAATAGGAGGAATTATGCAACTTCAAAAACAACTTTTCGGGGAACCAGACAAAAAAGTATTTGATCCAGAAAAACTGGTCACCAGGTTTGTCCGCGACATCGGCCATTCCGTTTTCGATTCGCGAACCAAGAATTGGATGCTTGCATTGGAGGAAAAGATTGCGCGAGGAAAAGGGACAAAGATGGGTCTTGAAGAAGATTTAACACTGGACCAGTCCGGCCCAGATGCATGGTTGGTTGAGGCACTTCTCCATAATACCGCGCAATTTATCGGCATGGACCTTATGAACAATCGGGCAATTGAAATCGTTGAGGTCAAGGACACCAATATCGTTATCAGGGGTTTCGGACTGACCTGGACCGGGAAAAAGAAACTGGTTTGGTTTAATGAAGAAACCGAGAAGTGGGAGGTCGGAATTGCCTGAATTCGGAAAGGGTTCGATAACTGCTTGGCAGATCCATTATGCAAGATTAATTCGGGCAGCAATCAAAAAAAAATTAGATCCAGATCTTGAATTAATTCTGGAGTTTATAAAGGTTGTTCAAAAAAATCGAAAAAAAGATTAAAGTTTTTTGTTGACAGGACGATAATAAGTATAGTACGATACAATAAACAACAACGAAAGGAAAAAATATGCCGAACAAATTCACAGCAATCAAATGGGACGATGTTTGCCACATGGTTTGCCATGAGGATGACTGTGGCGCAACATTCTCTGTTTACACCAACATCCTGCACTCCGGTTATGTAATCCGCCGAATCCTCCACACCAATGAGGATTTTATCGGAGAGTGTCCGGCCTGCGGTTCACAAAGAATTTTTACAGACACTGCCAGGGAGGAGGAATAAAATGTACTATTTCACCACTTACGCAAGAGCAAAAGCATGGGCCGAAACATATGGATATCGTTGCCCATATACAATTAAAAAATGTGACAATGGACTTTTTACTGTAATCTGGAACCACAAAGAACCGAGGGGGGTATAATGAGAGATCATACCGGATTAAATGGAACCAAAAACGGCAATGGTTGGGAGAAATGCTCACAACCGATCAGCAACGATGAGGTCTGGGGTTCATTCGATTACGATGAACTGGACAACCTCCTGGCCGGGATCTCAGGCGAATACGATAGGTGTCCGTCATGCAGAGATTTCTCTCGGATGATTCTCGGAACACTTGGCAACATAGAATGGTCAAAATGCCGCGCGTGTGGAATGGTTTTCGCAGACGATGAACCAATGGAGGACAAATAATGCTTAACAAAAAAAGACCAACCATCGATCCAAAACGCGAGGAGTATGTCCTCAGGGGACTCAGAAGTGGAAACTACGCAACGATGGAACTGGAGCAGGAACCGGAATACGAACTGATTGAGGTCCTGGTATTCTTTGACTTCACACCATATGAACCCGACAGTTGGACATCACCGGGTTGCGATGCCTCTCTTGATATTACCGAAGTGATCCGCGACGACAACTATGAGGAGATCTGCCTGATGCCAAAAACCAAAGAGGCATTGGAAGAAGAACTTCTTGAGGACTACCTTTACAGGTTGGAGAATGATCCAAGATGGTAGAAATTCATATTTATACAAGAGGAAAATGGTCGGGCCGGAGACTTGCAAAGTCGGTTAAAAAGAAACTAAAGGAACGGGTCAAGGGCAAATGTATCTGGCACTGGAGGGTGACTTTGACCAATGGAAAAACCGTCACTGTAGACGACCTCGAAATAATTAAAAAAATATCTTGACATTCTTTTTGATCTATGAGACAATTAAATTATGCTTAACGGAATTATAATAATAATTTGCTTTATAATTTTAATACTTTTAATCGGAGGACCCAAATCATGACAACACCCTATTCAGAATTGATGAAAAAGCAACTCGAAAGTAACCGTCAATCCGTTGATGATCTTTCAAAGGCCCAATACATTATTGGCCAGTTTTGGAATATCCAGGACGAGGTTGAAAAACTTGGTGCGCTCGTCCGCTATGGAAATTCCTATGTTGATATTACCCAACCCTATGGTTCCGACAAGAAGAAGGTTGACTTCAAGGCGTTAAAAATCTTACTGGACGAAGCATTCTTTTCAAACGAACGCTTAAAAATTGATGTCGAGCACCTTAATACCAGTGCATTTATGTATATCAGAATTACGGATAAGCATACTGGTGGCCGGTATAGCATCGACATTAACCTGAACCATATGCAATGCAAGAAGACGGTTATCAAGAAAACTCCAAGGGTCATCTACGATGAAGAAGTAAAATGGGAATGTGAATAAACTCTTAACGGGGGGCGCGCATCCAACACGCGAAGGAGGAAATACAATGTTTAAATGGACCATCATAATACTAACAGTATTCGGACTCTGGATGTTTATCCTGGAGTCATGTAAAGGAGTATTCTAATGACAGATTTCATGTATACCCAAATGGTAATGTGCCAGGGATGCAGCAAGGCCGGAGAGTGGATGGCAACGGGCCTGCCCTGCACTGTATACTCAGAACCTCATAAAACTATAGCAGCCCGTCACCGGGTCCGTTGTCCCTTCAATCCGGCCCAGGTCGAGGCAAAGAAAAAGGGTTTTGTCAATCCGATAAAAGCCTCGAAACGGAGGAATCGATAATGAGTATACTTGGACCTATACCAGAGTTTCCATCAAATGACTGGGTTTCAACATTTGTTGAAAAGTGCAGACATAATGACATGATTTCGGATACCTTTGGAGACGAAGATACCTATTACAATCCCAACAAATATTTTGAATGCACCGTTGACGAAATTTCCCAAAATTTGGGAATGTCGATTGACGGAGTTAAAAGCGTCCTAAGACGGGTCCGCGAAAGGTTCTCCATAAGACTTTTCATTATCAATTACATTGACAAGATGCCGGATAAAAAAATTATCGAAACTATTGGGTCCGGCAAATATCAAAAAATAAATTGCACCGATTTTTTTTAAACTATGTTATAATAGGAGGCCGATATGAATTCAAAAAGACGCGCAATTAATGGATGGATTCTTGCAATACTCACAATAATTTACCTGTTTGCGTTTATTGCTATCAAATCAGTATATGCTGACGACTGCGTTCAAATTTCACTTTCGAATAGGCACAGGGTATATGCGATAGATATTGATAAACCAAATGAACCTGGATACAACCAAACTTGTTCGTTGGCTGCATTTGCAAATGCAATTATGTTTTCTCAAAAAAAAACTGCACAGGATGCATACTTGGCATATCTCTATTTTGTAAAAGAGATGGGAAATAAACCCTACGGTATATATGATGTTTGGGATTTCTTTATGGATCATTCGAACAAGCCTTGTGATTCTGCCAGGTACAACAATATCACTTCTCAAGAAAACAAATTTGGAAATTTTGAATATGAAATTATGGGGATGATAGATGCAAACTGGATTGTTCTTGCTGGCCTTAAGATACCTGGAAGGGACGTTGGTCACGTTATTACCGTCTATGGATATAAAACTTGTCCTTCTGAAAACTACTTGCTATATGTAGATTCAGACGACCATAAAACAAAGATGTGGACCGGACTCGTTTATTCATATGGAAATAAAACATATTTAAAAATGGCAAATACCGGGAAATCTTATGAGATAGAAGGATACTGGGCCATTAAATTTATAGGAGATTCGAATTGAAACCAAGATTTCGCGCAGTGATCGACCAGACCGAACCATATGGGTTTAATTTTGGAGACACCTATCTTGGAGACCAGGCAAAATATTTTGGTTGGATTGAAAAGATAGGAGATGGGACCCATGTGTTTATTACCGTTGAAAAGATCACCAAGGAAAGACAACGTTCATTAGAGCAGAATGCATATTACTGGGGTGTCGTCATTAAGATCTTGTCTGGTGAAATCGGATATTCAAAAGAGGAGATGCACGAGGCACTCAAGGTTAAGTTTCTTTCATATGAAAATGTCAAGGGTATTCCAACTGTAATGTCAACTACCCAACTAAACACAAAGCAGTTTGAAGTGTACCTGGAGATGATCCGCCGATGGGCATCGATGGACATGGGAATTGTTATACCCGAACCAAATCAGGTAGATTTTACTGATTAAGGAGGTCAAAATGATTGAAGACTATCAAAGTCTTGAGAAGGCATTCAAATTTTATAATCAAAAACTTTTTCAGGATAGACTTGAACCTGTCTGCTTTACAGTTGGCAGAAGATCGAAAATGATAGGATGCTATCGTCCTATTTCTTTTGTGACTCGTCAGGGAGACACTATGTCTTCAGAGATTCAATTCAACCCTGATTATATGGACCGGACTCTTGAAGAAGTTCTTTCAACCCTGGTACATGAGATGATGCATCATGCTCAATTCCAGTATGGAAACCCAAGTCGGTCCAACTACCATAACAAAGAATGGGGGTCCTGGATGGAGGAGGCAGGCCTCATGCCGTCTTCTACTGGCAAGGAGGGTGGTAAGCGAACAGGACAGTCAATGTCCCATTATATGATACCCGGTGGACGATTTGAGACTGTTACAAAGCAGTTCCTTGGTACCGATGATTTTAGTTTGAAATGGTGCAGTGTTGTTGGTAAAGGAATTGACCCTGGAAAAAAGCCTGCAAAACCCAGGAAGAAATCAAAGATCAAATATTCCTGTCCTGAATGCCTCCAGAATGCATGGGCAAAACCTGAAGCAAAATTGGCCTGCGGAATATGCAAGTGCAACCTGGAACCTCAAGAGGAGGCAGAATAATGATAGAGGTAACTTTTTTTACGACTGATTCAAAATCGGCGATGATCCAGATTTATTTTAAAGAGAAAGACGTAATTGTCATCTTATGTTCCCAAGGGGTGAACTGATGATTTATTTTTTAAGAAGTGGATATGACGGACCAATTAAAATTGGCAAGGTAAATATGAATGAGCGCAGACACTTGCACCTTCAAGAGGAGGCAGTGCAGAATAGGATTAAATTATTGCAAACTGGAAACCCAGAAAGGTTATTATTACTAAAAACAGTTAGGTCAATCGATGTTGGTGTGTCTGAGTCTGAACTACATAAAAACTTTTTCCATCTAAATATTCATGGTGAGTGGTTTGCACCCGAAAAAGAACTTTTAGAATATATAGAAAGGTTATAATATGAAATGGTTTCACAAAGATTCAGATGCAAGAAAACACAAAACCATTCGGCAGGGAAAGGCAAAATTTGGTAAGGCAAGATTTGGCCTTTTCTTTAATAACCTGCTTGAGGTTGTTGCTGAATTTTATCGTATCAAGGAACCAGACGTTATAGAAATGCCATGGTCTGATTTTGCAAAAGAGATGGAATTTTCAAACCCAAGAGAGGTCCAGATACCCAACGGGATACTATTCCAGATGCTTTCTTGGTTGTCATCCAGAGGTACGATTAGATTTGATCTAAACAGAGATCCAGAACTTAACAACAAATATTTTTTAAAACTATATTATGAATCATTTCAAGAACGTGCAGATAACTACACAAAGAAAATGTTAAAACAAAGTACGTCCCAAGAAGAAGATAAGAAGAAGAAAGAGAAAAAGAATAAAAAACAAAAGAATGGGGCGGCCAAAAAAGTTGATGTCCATCCGGTTGAAAAGATCAAAGATGACAGACTGAACTCTGAGGCATTGAAAGATTTTTATGACTGGAGAAAAGACGAAAGAAAACCGAAGGCACCTATGGGTCCAAGAGCAATCCAGATTGCATATAAATTTTTGATTAAATATCCTAAGTCGGTTCAGCGTCAGATTGTTGATAAGTCGATAATGAATGGTTGGCAGGGTTTATTTGAACCTGACAGTAAGAAGAAGAAATCTACCCAACCAGATGATTTTGATCCGTACGATACACAAGTATTCAAAAGAGACAAAGAGAAGACGGATAAAATTACCTACACCTCTGAAGAAGTGGAGACATCTTTATCCGATGACCCGGCAGACTTTGTTTTTCCGGCAGAGGCAGACGAGATTGACTGGGAGGCACTTACACCAGAGGAGAAGAAAACAAAATGGGCAGAATTAAAAGCCAAGTCCCTCAAGCGATAGGTTTCGAAAAATCGGTTCTTGCCAGTTGCCTGGTAATGCCGGACTGCGTAGATGAAGTCGTTGAAAACCTTGACAAATCATTCTTTTATAGGACATCACATCAAATTTTCTTTGATGCAATAAAAAGCCTCCACAGAAATGGTGCTCCTGTAGACCTGGCATCTGTCGGACAATACATTCATGAAAAGAATATGACAGATCGCGCTCCGGTTTCAGAACTTGCTGCTTTAACAGATGAACCGGTATCAACAGATTTAAGCTATCATATCAGAAAGTTAAGAGAGAAAGCAGCAATGCGTCGGGGAATCGAACTTAGCAATGCAGGAATGAAGCGGTTTATGGATGAAACAAAGGACCCAGAAGAAACAATAGAGTTTATGAGGGAGGCATTCGGTTCACTTGAGGTTGATGGAGATCCAGAGCAGTATCTTATACCTGCAGCAGATCTCGCGTTAAGTGCATCTACCAGGTATGACCTGATATCTACTGGAGCACTGCCTGAAGGAGTGAAGACCGGGTTTATAAAACTTGACGCTATGACATCAGGTCTCAGAGGTCCAGACATAACGTTCCTGGCTGCTCGTCCATCGATGGGTAAGACGGCATTCGCATTGAATGTTGCTTGGAATAGCCGGGTTCCGGTGGCAATATTCAGCTTGGAGCAGAGCAAGGAACAGTTGACTGACCGGATAGTTTCTATGAGATGCCGGATAGATTTGACGAAGGTCACTAATGCAGAGTTTACCGACGAGGAATGGAGCAAGGTAACGGCATTCCTGGGGGCATTGGGTGAAAAGCCTATATACATCGACGATTCAAGTGCATTAACTGTTTCGCAGATAAGAACTCGTGCCAGGAGATTAAAAAAAATTCATGGCATACGATTAATAATCATTGATTACTTACAATTAATGAAACCCGATTTCAGGAAGGACGGAAATCGAAACCTGGAGGTTGGAAAAATGGCCCAGGGTCTTAAAGCAATGGGAAAAGATCTTGGGCTGCCGGTTCTGTGTCTGTCTCAATTAAATCGTAGTCTTGAAAATAGACCAAATCCACATAAGAAACCGAGACTTTCAGATTTAAGGGATTCAGGTGAGATTGAACAGGTGGCCGATGGGGTATGGTTCCTTTATCGACCAGAGGTTTATGGGGATCTTGAAACACAGAAGTTCGACAACCAGGCAAATCTGTATGTGTCGAAGCAAAGGCAGGGACCACTTGGGGTAGATAAACTTTTATTCCAGGGCCAATATGTCAGATTCGACAACCATGCATACGACAGGGAGGAATAGCTATGGCATGTTTATATCGCAGAGGAAACATCTGGTGGTGGGAAGGCAAGTGTGGTGGAAAGAGATACCGGGAAACCACGAGAACATCTAACAAGGACAATGCTCAAAGGATAATGGAGAGAAGAGTGGCGGAGTTGCGAGGTCTTCAGTTGCCAAAAATTCCAAGGATATTAATCCTTGATATCGAAACGGCACCGATTGAATGTTATGCATGGACATATTGGCCGAACTTTATAGATCCAATGTCCCAGGTTGTTAAGAATAAAGACGGAAAACCAAAAGACTGGTCGATACTTACATGGGCTGCAAAATGGTTATTTGAAGCAGATGTACATAGTGCAATGGTTACTTTGAAGGAGGCCGAATATCGATACGATAAATCCATAATGAAAGATCTTTGGGATCTGTTTGAGGAGGCCGATGTTGTTGTTGCTCATAACGGGGAAAAATTTGATATTCGCCGGATTAACTATCGGTTTGCGGTAAATGGTTTTGGTCCTCCAAGTCCCTATCAGTCCATAGATACTCTGAAGGTTGCCAAGAAGGTTTGGGGTGTCCCTTCATACAAACAAGATTATCTGTGTAGAGAGTTCGGACTTACCAGGAAACTTGACACAGACTTTGAATTATGGGAGAGGTGTGTTTCTGGTGATCAGTCTGGTCTTGACGAAATGCTGGAATACAATAAACATGATATATTTGGCCTGGAGGATCTCTATATCACAGAACGTCCCTGGATAAAGGGTCCGGTAAACTTATCGATGTATGTCGACAACAACAAACCATACTGCCCGAACTGTCTGTCTAAGGAGATCAAGACGCTATCGAAACCATATGTCACCCCTGCAGGGTCCTATGAATCCTATCGATGCATGAGTTGTGGTACGATAATGCGTAATAGGTACACCGAAAAAACGATTGACCAGAGAAGGAATTCTTATTTACCAACAGCAAGATAATACATAAAAGGGGGATTTATGTACGAGATTACAGAAAACGATATCAAATTTTGCGACAGCTATACCGCAAAACTTTGCAGGAAATGTGGCCGACTCCCCGACGACGATGCAATACAATCCGGCAGAGAAGGACTCTGCGAGGCAGCGCACGATTATGATCCTAATAGATCCCCGTCTTTTAAGGGTTGGGCTGCATGGAAGATTAGGCACCGTGTCTATCGTAATTATTTCGGAATGAATAGCGGAGACGCTTTAAATCAACACGAAAAAAAGATTGATAATTTCGAGGATTTCTGCTATTCTTATAATAGTCATGAAGCAAGTGTTGTAACAAAGGATTTGTTTTACAAGGCACTCCATAGGGCAACACCGATGCAGGCGGAAGTTATAAAGGAAATGGTCCTTGAAGACAAGAACGCCTATCAAATGGCCAGGGAGCATGGTAAAACCCACCAGAGTTACAGTCTGCTTTATAAACATGGATGCGAGAGAATGAAAACACACAAAATGAAGGAGGAATTTAAAAATGATTAACAAGGTAATTTTAGTGGGAAATCTGGGAGCAGATCCAGAAATCCGTTATACAACAAATGGTACCCCGGTGGCAAATTTCAGTGTTGCAACATCAGATACCTGGAAAGATAAGCAGACCGGGGAAAAGAAATCATTAACAGCCTGGCACCGAATAGTTGCCTTTAACAGGAACGCAGAGATTGCCCAGGAGTTCCTTCACAAAGGAAAGCAGGTGTATATCGAAGGAATTATCCAATACCGTTCCTGGGAAACTGATGACGGTGAAAAGCATTATATCACCGAAATCAAGGCCCATATAATTAAGTTTCTTGGGGGCGGAGGTGGCAAGAGCAAGGCCGATTACCAGGCCGAGGCCTATGGAGGGGTAACCGAGGACGATGATATCCCCTTTTGATAAGGTATTGAAATGATTAAAGAATGTTTTAAATGCGGAGAGACAAAAGACCTGGATGGATTCTATAAACATCCAGGTACGGCAGATGGTCACCTGGGGAAGTGCAAGGAATGCACCAGGGCCGATGTCGCACAGCACCGGGCAGACAACATTGATGCCATTAGGGAATATGATCGGGAACGTGCAAAAACCCCAGAGAGAATAGCGCATCTTACCAGGAACACAAGGAAGTGGCGCAAAGAAAATCCAGATGGATATAAAGCACACATCGATCTAAACAATGCTGTCAGGGCAGATAATGTCTTTCCGCCGTTTCACTGTCAAGGGTGCGGTGAGAAAAGAAAACTTCATGCACACCATGAGGATTATTTTAAACCGCTTGAGATTAAATGGTTATGTCCTATATGTCATGCAAAGAGGAAATAACACAGGGGGGTCAAGAGGACCCAAATGGCGAATCTGTGGAAACTGGACGGGCCAATAACCAGGTGTCTTGGATGGAAGAAAGATGAAATTACTAAGTGCGATTCATGTCAAGAATCTCGCGGAGAGAACGTCTGCATCCATCGCAGGGTTCACAGTGAACGCGACAATGATCTCGCACAATGCTTAAGGAGGGGGGAGGTGGAATGATTTTTGTAGGAATAGATCCAGGACCTGAGAAGTCGGCTTATGTAGTGACCGAACAGTACGAACCCATGTATTGCGCCAAGGTTGAAAACGACAATATGCGCGGCCTGCTTGTTGATGGAAACATCATTGACAATCAGATCTCTCGACTCATTATTGAGTTCCCGGTGTGCCGGAAGTGGTCCGGCCAGTCTATCTGTATTACTGCTATCTGGGTGGGCATCTTCCTGTCTGCGTGGCCGCGAATGGCACAGGCAATGGTGGATATGCTCACCCGGCAAGCAGTGCGGATGCACACGGTTGGAAAAAAAGCAAACGATTCAAATATTAGAGATTATCTGATAGAACGATTTGATAAAGATTCATTTGAGAAAAACAAATCTGGAGTATATGTCGACAAAGGATCGACTTACTTCGCAGGTTTTCACGATGATATATGGCAGGCATATGCGCTTGTCGTAACCTTTATCGATAAATTAAGGGAGGTAAGATAACATGGAATTACAGCAAGATCAATTTGTTGGAGATTTTGAATCTGTGGAGATATACCATAAAGGCGAAAGAATTTATACGGAATTCGATGATGGTGTAAAACGTGAATTCGCAACCGGGGCAACCAGGGACACCTCGGAAAATAAAAACGAATACAGTGGTTTTTTGAGTCCACTTGTAATAGAGATGTTTGGTAATTACATGACCAAGCACCGGATACAGTCCGATGGGAGTGTGCGTTCAGCATCGAACTGGAAGAAGGGGATGCCGTTGGATGTTTACATTGAGTCCATGTTCAGACATTTCTTAGATCTGTGGAAAGAACATGAGGGTTATAAGTCCAGGGATGGCATAGAGGATGCTCTCTGTGGACTTTATTTTAATATTCAAGGGTATATGCATGAATACATCAAAGCAAAAATGCGAAGAAGGCAATAAAATACCTATGCGAAGAAAACAGTTCAGGTCAGAAGACCTCGTAAGAGGGCCGAAACCGAAACCTTGTCCAGAATGTCCGAAGTATTCTATATGCCGGAAACCTTGCGACGAAATTGAAAAGTGGATATCTCAGGACCATGTTGGTCTTAATCTAAAATATACGGTTCTGCAGAATATGGAAGACTTCATGAATGGAAATTCATTTGTTGATATGATTTTTGTAAATCCGATAAACAAGACAATGGTAAAACCAGATATTGAACTATCTAAACTTGCATGGAATTTTGTAGAGAGTTTGAATATTCCAGAGAAGGCAATGGAATTCGCAGAGCACTATTATCACCAGGGAAAAACCCTTGCTAATACTGCGAGGGCATTAAAGATTTCATCTCAGGCTGCTAATGATAGGCATAAAAAGCTAAAGAAAGAAATTAAAGAAAGAATGGAACGTATTGAATTGTGGAAAAAAATTCAACATAAATTTCGCAATGTTGATATGGCGCAAACAAAGGATATAATTATTATATTGTTTTTCGGTGCGTTACTAAGCAGAAAACAGATAGAAGACCAGGTAGATGCCACATATGCATACGTCAACGATGTTATAAGGAAATTTTACCGTAAAATCCTTGACAAATGATATATTGGTGAATACATGATTATTCCAAAGGTGAAAGATCCTAAGTATTTAGAGTTTATCAGGTCATGTCCATGCGCGTTTTGTAATAAGCCTGGTCCATCAGAACCCCACCATGTTCGTGGGGTAGATGGTTTGCCGGGAACATCCAGGACACCTTCAGACCATCTTGCACTTCCGGCCTGCCGGGTATGTCATGACAGGTCTCAGGGATATTTTGACGGATTTGATCGCGAAGAACTTTTAAAGAAGATCGTGTTTCACTTATCGGAATATATAATTGCCAGGACGAAAAAGGGGGGTCGTCCGTATGCCGAAATTATTTTTGGAGGTAAAACATGGACAAAGGATTAAGCTATAAAGAGATACCTGAAGCCCCCAAGACCGCCCCGGTTGGTTTTCAGGGTGGCGTTATGCAAACATTTCCGACGACAAAGAATGCAACGCCGAACGAGTTTTGCCCTGAGTGTGGATGCAAGGTCGGTGGTTCGAATAAATGCCCTCATATGGGCAATCCCTGTGGTGGAAAATATTAATGGTGGGTTAGCGTCCGGCGCGCCTGCCTCCAAAAGGAGGATTAAAATGTTTTCAAAAAAAGCAGATGCTATGGGTCCGAAACAGGATTTTCCCGGTTCTTCAGCTAAAGGAAAGAAACTTCCGAGCGCAGAGGAAACCAATAAGCCGGAAAAAGAATTCGGAAACAAAAGCAAAAAGTAATCATGGACTGGGGGGAGTTTGTGAGCACTGACTTCTATAAAACGATTCCACCTATTTCGTTTAACGTTGAAAAAAAGTGGTATCAATGTGGATACTGCCTATCAGATTTAAGATCCGGTAAGCATGATCCGAACTGCGATGAACCCGTCGACTCAAAATTTCCTGAAGTCGAACGGGTTTCGTTCGTGGTAAGACAGATGTTTAAGTCCAAGGGTCTCAGGGTGATTCAAGGAGGAAGGGTGATTGAAGAAAAGACTATTTAAGAAGGGTGAGAGGTGTTCGAACCAGAGATTCCTGGACGGATGGGAAAGAATCTGGGGAGAGGAGAAGAAGGATGAGAGTCGAAATAACAACGGAGATAAGGCTGGTAAGCGACAGGGGAGACGACCTGGTCGGTGAATCATTTGAGATAGATACCAGGTATACCGATAAGTGGGCAGTTAAGAATGCTATCAATGCGCTCACCAATCAGTTGTGGAACAGCTTTAATGATCTCCTAAAACAAGTCTAAAGTGGTGGACATGCCAGAAATCTTAGCAGCACTGCTGCGATATTCCGAAGTACTAACCGATTGGATTATTGCCTTGGCAATGATTTGGAGTGCCGGTATGTTCACTGTTTTTGGAATAATATTTTTAACTCTGTATTCAAGAAAGGGGAAACAAAATGATTTTGAAAGGCATCCATTCTATCATCGTGGTGGGTCTGTTAGCAATTATCCTTGGGTGTTCGACAATTCCAAAAAAGAAGGACATAGACATATTTGATTTAAGTGATGTAGTTATAAGAATAGAAAGCGAGATCCCAATAAGAGTTACGGTTTACAAGAGTTGCGAAGGTAACTGGAATTTTTGTGAATACAATTAATCGATAGAAACTCCGGTAATTTCATCCAGAAACCTGGGGGCCTCGCCTTTTTTCGGCATTACAAACGAGAAGTTAATTTCCTTCTCGACCTTAACGAATTCGCGATAGATGTTCGGCACCAGACGGGCTGCAGTTTTTAGATCTTTCTCAGATGCCATAATGCAGAAGCAGCAGGATAATCTTTCCATACCGGCTGCATATGCCCAATGGGGTTCCTGGCCATTGGATTTTATTTCGGCAAAGACCCGATTGGTTGTCCAATCTTTTATTGGCAGCCAGTCATACCACTCGCGTCCGGCCTTAGAGTTTCTTTTATTGAACTTGAACTCAGCAGCATTTGCGCGACTGTATGATTCTTCAGATCGAATGCCCATGCAGTTTACGACCAGGCCGGATAGATCATTATTTTTTATATAGTGCCTGATTGCTTTTTCAATTGGGCCTCTTTTGAGATCAGAGGTACATTGACGATATTTAGGACTGGGCCACATTCCACGCTTGCGCGCCATTTCAAATAGGGTTTTAACTGCGACAACCTGGACAGTTTCATATCCACGGCAAGTAGCCTGGACATGGTCCCAGGTTCCCGGCCAATCTGCACCGGGCAGGTCAGCATGGATGACCAGGATTTGTTCTTTCGGCACCAGTTTGGTAATCTTGATCATCATTGCTTGGGAATCTTTTCCACCGGAATGATTTATTACGAACAGCGCGCCACGTTTTATTAGATCGTTGATTTTGTTGTTTACTTTGTACATCGAATTTCCTTAGAATGTGTTGTTTGTTATGTGAAACAATCACATTCTACCATATAAAAAAATGCTTGTCAACACTTTTTTTTAATTTTTTTTGCACTCGTTTTTTTTAATCTGTGGTATAATATTTTTATGAATTCAGAATGTGTTAAATATTCAATGGTAGCGGTTGCTGACGACGGAGCAGTTATCGACCAGAAGACTACCGAGACATCCTATGGGATATCGGAGACTCAGGCATTTTTCGATAGGCACAAGATCGGGCTTTATAGCGGAAAGATCCGTCAAATATTAATAGAAAGGGAATTCGATTGATGCAAATTGGTTGCGAGGATACAAAGAATCTTATTATGTATTCTGACTTTATGAAGATGAAGATGTCCTCTGACTATACCACTCGCGATTCTTTTGGCAATAAGGTTTATGTCAGATGGGATTACGACCATCTGGAGAAGGTCAGACGACACCGGAAACTCAGAGAGATGGCAGTTTGGGTAAGATCTCTTTTGGGACTGGAGGAATAATGGGAATATTTGGTTGGTCATTGCCACCTGGGTGTGGAACTCTACCGGGAGAAGAAGAAGAAATGTGCGGAGTGTGCGGAGGAGATCCAGAACTACCCGATGACAAAGATGGTCATTGTCTGTGTCCTGAATGTACGGTATGTGGTTCTTATGGCGACCCATACTGCTATGAAGCAGGACATCTCGAAAAGACCCAGGCCCAGGTCGAGCAACTTCAGAGACTTGAGGAGGAGTGGGCATCAGATCACGACTATGAACCATGTCCCGATATCGACGATTTAACTGAGGAAGATATATTATAAATCTTGATATGCCGTTTATTGTCTAAAGGAGGTGCTGCTTATGGCAAAAGAAAAACAGTTTTTCCTTGCGTTTACACCGTCAGGTGCTGCAGACGTTGTAACGTATAGAATGTATTACGAAAAACAATCTGATCCTGCCAACCCGGTTTTTGCCTCATACGATTCTTTATATGAGGATCTTGGACTTCCGGCTGCCGATGGAGACGGTGTTGTAAGAATAGACATCAGAACCATAATGGAATCATTTCATGAACCGACACTTCCGGCAATCCAGGATGGGTTTTACAGCATTGGAATAGTCGAAATAGATGGCATTGGCAATGAATCTGACATATCTTTGATCCCGTCCATCTATGAGTTTGATTTTAATGCACCGTCAGGTGTAATAGAGGTCCATATAGAAAATTAACCTAAACTAATAAACGGCATATCAAGAGGGGGAATATTTAGTGAATATAATTGTTTACGATATCGAAATTGCAAAGGCAATTCAGGGAAGGAACGAAAAAAAGATCAAGGGAATCGAATATTGCGGTGGCTGGAGGGACTTTGAGAATATGGGAATTGCCTGTCTATGCGCCTATCAGTATGACCAGAAAAGATACCGGGTCTTTATGGAAGACAATATGACCGAATTTCTTGAGATGGCCAATTATTCTGACATGGTTGTCGGGTTTAATAGCCACAATTTCGATAACCAATTGATTTTAGCCGAATTTGGATTCGACCTTACTGACAAAACTTTTGACATTCTTCGTGAGATATGGAAGGCAGAGGGCCTGGACGCAGACATATTCAATATGTCCACCCATGGAGGGTATGGTCTCGACGATATGTGCAGGGCAAATTTCAATACCCAGAAGACCGGGCATGGTAGGCTGGCACCTATTGATTTCCAACAGGGAAAGTACGGGTCCGTCATAGACTATTGCCTCCAGGATGTTGCTCTGACAAAATCTTTGATGGACAAAATATTAAAAAAAGGTTTTTTAACGAGTCCAAAGACACCGGGGAAATCTATTCCAATAGAATTCAAATGGACTACCGAATAGACGAGGGCATAGTGACTGGTTTCTGCCGACATCCAGAGTGTGTTGAGAATGCGACCTATATCCTCTATCATTTCCCTGGGGATGGGTTCAAATATTCTATACCGCACTGTGAGAATCACAAGAGATGGGCAACAGAGGTCATGGAAGAAGCTATGGCAGCCAACAATATATGCCGGAAACGAGAGGGGAATAGGGGGGAAGATGACAACTAAGAACCTATATTTTGATTTGTTATCTGAGGAATAAACATGATCAGGTTACCTGTAAAACATAAGAAGTTTGCCGATGAATACTTTCTGACTGGAAATGGTACTGCAAGTTACCGAAAAGTATACAAATGCAAAGAGTCAACGGCGAATAGTGAATCCAGCAAACTCTTAAAGAACCCCAAGGTCAAAGCCTACCTTGAAGAATTGGCCGAGAAGTCCACAGAGAAGGTTGTTGAGAAGTGGACTGCGACTGCAAATGATATCCTTCATGAGGATTCTCTCTTGGCCACACACCGGATTCCTGGAATGCTCGACGAGAATGGAATGATCAAAGAAGTGCAGGATTGGCCGGAGGATCTCCAGGCTGCCATTAAATCTGTCAAATATGAGGATGTGGTTAGGCAGACAGGAGAACTCAATAAGGACGGTACGCCTAAAACCGAAATTGTAAGGGTGATCAAGGAGATCCAGTTCAACGATAAGGGCCAGGCATTGGGTCGTATGGCAAAGAACCTGGGCATTATAACCGAGGAGGGTAAGGGTGGAGATCAGTTTTTCGATATTAGGGTCATTCTGGCAAAGATTGATGGGCTTAATAGGGGGAAGCTACCGCAAGACTGCGACTAAACAGTATACCGGAACCTTTGTTCCTGAGATATGGGAAATTAATCAGACAATGGATATCAGACAATTAATAAGGCAGGCATGGTTAATTACGATGGCAAATATTGATATGGAGAGGTTTAAGGTATTCGCAGATCGATGCTTTGTTGCAGAGGACAGATGTATGTATATCAATATAGGTGAGCACAGGCATCCAATGAAGATTACCGATGAACTTCATCCCGACCTGGCAGGATCTAAGCCGGACGCAGAAACAATTCTTGATATCTTAAGGAGTGTGGCATGAGAAGAATATTTGATAACCCGGTGGTTACCGTCCGGCCTCCTGTGTTTGGGCCGATGGGAGAACGAAACCTTGAGGCTGCTATACGCGAATTCAACCAGAGGCTGTCATCCCTGGGCCTCATGAGAGAACTCAAGCAACGTTCATATTTCGAGAGCAAGGGCAGCAGGCGGAGACGCAAGAAGGCTGCAGCCATAAGAAAAGCAAAAATACAAAAGAATGAAAGGAATAAAAAATGAGAGTAATTTCAAGCAATTCCATTCCGACTAATTTCAATCCCGTTGATTTAACCATAACATTCGAATCGGAAGATGAATTACAGGCATTCCATGCTATTTTTAATTTTACTCCGATATGTGATGCAGTCAGACCATACGGACTCAATACAATTATGATACGGGAAGAACTTGAGAATCATTCGGTGGCCTGTGCGACCAATAATATTGACAGGCTGTTCATTCCGGTAACGTCCAAGATCAAGAAGTGGTTAGGCGTTGAGGGCAATTAAAGAAATAGAGGCAGATCTCTATAAGTTGCTCGACGAGTATCTGGAGGCCTGCCTTGCGACCACGAGCATATCATTCCAGGGTGCCGTCTCTGAGATGGCCTGGGAGGTGGAGCACGAGGTCGATGATATAACCGAAGACGTTGTTTAGGGGGGGATCATGGAAATAAAAGAGTTTGGTGGATGTTCAGACAAAGAAGTAATGTATCGGTTAGGGGCGGACGGAGACCTTCGCAAAAAACCTCCATGCGCGGACTGCGAGTCAAGGGGTATAATATGTGATGAATGCCCAGACGAGAGCGATTGTAGTTCGGTATATCTGTGCAAGGAGTGTTTATTTACAGAATTATGTATGGGGGATGATATTCATCAAAGATCAAATTCAATCGTTCCCGGCAATGTAATGAAGGTTGGTGAAGGTGTCCTTCCAAAGCTATGCTTTCACCTAAAATCTTTCTACATCGACAAAATCGACAATGGATTCATCATCTACTATAAGCGAAAAGGCGACGAGCACTCCCGAAAACGATTCGTTCCAGATATCGAATCCCTTTCAAACTTCCTCAAGCAGCACACAGACTGATCTTAACGTCTCCAGGGAAGACTGGGAGCAATTAGGCGAGGAGTTCAAGAACCTCTCAATAGAGGAGGCGAGGGAACTCCTCGTTAAGCGTTTGGCCTCCAGGCGTTGGAGACTGGACAACCTGTACAAGGTAACCGATGAGGCAGGTGTTGTTCATGTCTTCAGGATGCGTTATGCCCAGAAGCTGCTGTTCCTGGGGATGTGGTACTGTAACATCGTTCTAAAGTCCCGGCAGCATGGGATTACCACCGAGATGTGCATCCTTCAACTGGACCAGTCTCTATTCAATTCAAACACCCACTGCGCTATCATCGCGCACAACAAAGAGGATGCCAAAGACTTCTTTGTCAAGAAGGTAAAATTCGCCCATGATAATCTACCGAACTGGCTTAAAGCAGGACTCAAAGCAAGACAGGATGCAGTCGGTGTACTTTCTTTCGACAATGGGTCATCTATACGAGTTACGACCAGTGGACGTTCTGGCACCTACCAAATGGTCCATATTTCTGAATTTGGTAAGATGTGTGCTAAGTTTCCGGCAAAGGCCGAAGAAGTTATCACAGGAACGCTCAATACGATACACCCTGGTCAGATTGTCACAATTGAATCAACCGCAGAGGGCCGGGAGGGTCGATACTATGAGATGATAAAGGAGGCCAGGGATGCCCAGAAGGAAAAAAGGCAGCTATCTGAACTGGACTACAAGTTCCATTTCTTTGGTGCTCACGAGAAGGCAGAGAACCGGGTAAGCATCCCGGTCCCGATACCACAGAGACTTGAAAAGTATTTCGACAAGGTCGAGGGAATCCTGGGCAAGAAGCTATCGAATGAATTCAAGTGGTGGTATGTTTCGAAGGAGAAGACTCAGGGTGAATTCATGTACCGGGAACACCCCATGACACCCGACGAGGCCTTTCATCAATCTATCGAAGGTTCATACTATGCCCGGCAAATGTCAGATGCGCGCAAGGCCGGTAGGATTTGTAGCGTACCACACAAAGAAGGACTTCCGGTATATACATTCTGGGACCTGGGCCTGGACGACTTCAACGTTATATGGTACATTCAAAAGGTTGGGAGGGAGATCCATGTTATCGACTATTACGAGAACTCAGGAGAAGGTCTTATGCATTATGCTGACTATTGCAAAGACATTCGGGATATCAATGGAAAACCATACAGATACGGACGTTGGTGCGCTCCTCACGATATCACGGTTCATGAATACACTACCAACAAAACTCGACTCAAATGGGCGGAGGAACATGGCATTAAGTTTGAGGTCGGTCCAAAGGTTTCGAAGGCGATGCAGAGAGAGACAGTACGGAGGACAATCCCATTATGCTGGTTCGACCTGGAGAGATGCGAAAAGGGTATTGACAGACTTGACAATTTCAGAAAGCAATGGAACGACAAGTTAGGATGCTGGAGAGATACTCCGCTGGAGGACGACAACCAGCATGGTGCTGATGCCTTTGCGTTGATGTCGCTCATGATAGATGGTGTTCACAACTGGGACGAGGGACCTTCAATGAATATCCAGGTCAGGCAGAAAGTTGAACAGCAGGGACAGGATGCAAGCGGATGGACTTAATCATTGGTATACTAATTGGTATAATACTATGTCGTATATTCTATGCCAGGGTGTCGGGCCGGGCCGACTGGATGAGGAGTTCGGACTGGAGCAGCAGCCGGGCATGGGCCAGATTGCACAGAGTATTCTGTGAGACCTGCCCAAAGAGGCATTATTGCGAACGGTATAAAAACCTTGCTAAATAGATGCACGATTGCTATTTAATAGATATGGAAACAATTGAATACATTTTATTGAGTGCGATAGTTGTTCTGGCTGCCATTACATTTGTGGCAATTATAACCGACATTGGGAACACAAAGAGATGAGGAAGATAGTTGTATTATCGGCCAGGACCACCGGATTTTGCAAGGCAGAGGCCAATACTGTCGAGGCCAGGTGCGATAGGTGTTCGTGTTGGGAATGTGGATATGAATTTTCAAACCCTCTTAACCCGATGGAACCTATTGAGAATCCTGATGGTATTTGTACAAGGTTTCCACAGTCAGTTAAAAAACATAAATCTGACCATTGTTGGGAGTTCATACCGATACGGGGTGACGAATGAAGATAGGAAGAATTCATATTGCAATAAGGTGGACACCGATGGTACTCAAGTCTTTATGGGCAGGTGGTCGAGTTTCTTTTTTAATAATGATAGAACGAAAAAAACTCAGGAGATGGAGAAAAAAGTTGAGGAGGAAGTATGGTAAGAAAAGGACAGAAAACAAATCTATGCCTGGCGGAGTACAAGCTGGCAATGTTTGTAGGCAGAAGGAGGCACGAGGAAAATATTAAGCGGAAGGCCCATGACCGGGCCATTAAAATCGATGACCCAATAGGATCTAATCAAAACTCAATGGCAGCCGAAATCGGAATGTGTAAGATGTGGAATGTATATCCTGACCTACAGTGTCAGGGGGCAAATAAGTTTGATTTCAAGGTATGGTCGGAGAACGACAATCGGTTTGTCACGTTCGATATCAAGACTGTAAATAACGTCCATAAGAATTTACTGGTTACCGAATGGCATATCAAGAAACCCTGCGACTGGTATGTCCTGGTTCTTGCTGATATAAAGAATCACCGGACAATTACCTGCCTTGGATATGCGCCGAAGGATATGGTGTTTGACCCCAGGAATCTCAGGTCTGACTATAAAGGTTACTGGGTAGGAACATCGAAAGATTTGATTGACATGCCATATATTTGCTAATGAATTGGGGTGGTTTCCGGTGACTGACCATCTTGACCGGATTTAATTTGCACCTGTTTTTTAGAAGGTATGGTATAATATAATTATGAAATGTGGCGGATGTGGAACAGAGACCAATGTGTGGCACCGGGAACCCGGCATAGGACCCCGGTGTCCGCACTGTAAGATTATGGGTGATTTGTCCCGTAAAAAAAAACAACTTTACGAGAAAAATGACGAGGAGGTTTGCAATGGATCAAAATAAACTCAAAGAGATTAAGGCAATGAAATTTGATGCCGAAGAAGATGCCCAAAACATGGTGGACAGGTTGAACAAAATGGTTCCACCGTGGTCATGTCCTTTGGTAAGGGGTATCTGTGGAGGGGTTGACGAAACGCATCCCTGTGTATGTTTTATACCTGCACAGATTGTTTCTGATATGAAATGGATAGGTCCGACAGACGAAAGACCAGGCCACCACGAGTGGGTCTATAAAGTGGGAGGATTTTATTGTGACAATCACATGTTTCATGGTGACGGTTGCTAAAAAATGGCTAAAGTTTTTATCTCTGGCAGACAAGTTCCTTCTTCTGACGTTCGACATATCAGGGACAATTCTGTTTCTGATAAAGGTCACTGGATACTCATGTGGGTTGCCGTGGTCGGTGGTATTTATTCCCTGGGGTGCGTGTTTATATTACTCCTCATTTTTGATTTTGCTCATGATATTAAAAGGCAAGCACCAAGATTTTTAATGAGACTCAAACGCCTAATCGGACTCAAGAGGAGGGTAAGATGAAGGACGAATTATTATTTGCATTCATATGTGGAATGATGGCAATGGCTGGTATCGTCTGGTTGATTAAGATAGTATTCGGATGTGTTGCCTGTTAGGCTGTTGATCCTGCCGCAATGTTTATCTCTCCGAGAGCATCAAATACAATTTGGTTAAAAGCTATCCATTCGCAGCGAATTTAATCCAGTAATCCTTTCATTTTTCTTGACAATCCAGTATTAATAGACATACTAAATTAGTTTGTTTTTATTATAATATGCGTAGCATAGCTATGTAAATCTGGAGAATATTAAACCATGCCTATTCCTGCGACCTATGATCCGACTACATTTGTGGCATCTAAAGATGCGTCGGGGGGTTATGGGGCAGTCGCAAATCAGTCATCTTTGATGAGGGTCTTGAGCAATACCGAGATGATTGCAAACGAAAACCGGGAACGCGAGAAGGCCGATGCAATGCAATATCGTCCTGAAATCGCAAGTCTTTCTGCGTTTGTAAGGACCCGGTGGGATGCTGCAAAGACCACAAAGTTTCAGATTGAGGAACGCCTCTTAAAATGTTTCCGTCAGAGGAAGGGTATCTATGATCCAAGGGACCTTGCTGCTATACAAAAATTTGGTGGGTCTCAGATATTTATGATGTTGACAAATGCGAAGTGCCGGACAATTGAAGCACTTGTCAGGGACGTTATGATTCCGGCAGGCGACAAACCATGGTCTCTGGACCCGACACCATATCCTGATATGCCAAATGATGCAATGGATAGAATTCGTGAGCAGGTGGCCAGAGAAGTCCAGGAAGTTTCTGATTTATTCGGACCCGATAAGATAACTCCCGAATCGATAGATGAGAGAGTCGAGGAACTCAGGAAGGCACATGAGCAGGAAATCAGGTCGATTGCCACAAAGGAGGCAGACCGAATTGAAAATAGGATAGATGACCACTTCCATGAAGGCGGATTCTACAAGGAGATGTCGAGGTTCATAAAGGATTTTGCGACATACCCGGCAGCTTTCATTAAAGGTCCTATCGTAAGGCGAAAAAAGAAATTGGCCTGGGAGGAAGACGAGACTGGGGCAGTCCGTCCGGTTCTAAAGTGGCAGTATGTGCGTACATGGGAGAGGGTGTCTCCATTTGATATCTATCTTGCTCCTGGTGCCATGTCGGTACAGGATGGCTATCTTATCCAAAGACATCGATATCGACAGCGTGATCTTCTTGCTATGAGGGGTGTCCCTGGATTCAATAGCCCGGCAATTAACGAAGTTCTAATGCAATATCAGTCAGGCGCGCTGAAGGACTGGTTGTGGACCGACCAGGAACGTGCGAACCTTGAGGGGAGGCCGAATGAGCAAGAGGACCCTGAGGCAATCATTGAGGCCTTAGAGTTTTATGGAGACATACCTGGTCATCTCCTGATTCAGTGGGGGGTTGATGCGAAAAAGATCCCGAATCCGGCAGATCCGGTTCCGGCGATTTGTATTTTAGTGGGTCGGTGGGTTATAATGGCACGAATAAACGAGGACCCGTTCGGTGAAAAACCTTATTACTCCGCATCTTTCGATTCCTCAAATGATTCCGTATGGGGTGAAGCACCACCCGAAATTATGGAGGATTGCCAAAGAAGTTGTAATGCATTCGCCAGGGCAATAATTAATAATGCTGCCATTGCATCCGGCCCACAAGTTGAAGTCCAGCGGGATAGACTTGATGCCGCTGAAAATCCGCAAAGGATTTATCCTTGGAAGATGTGGTTCACCAAGTCTGATATGTTGGGAAGGAACAGGGAGGCTATTCATTTCTACCAGCCACAGATGGTAACCAGCACTTTAATGGAAGGCTATAAGCACTTCTTTACGCAGGCCGGTGAGCAGTTAGGTGTACCGGCATACGAACAGGGTCTGGGTGGTGTGGCAGGTGGCGCAGGAAAGACTGCACACGGTCTATCGATGCTTTTGAATGCAGCCAGCAAGATTATCAAAGATGCCATTATGGACATCGACGACAAGGTTATAAAGAAGGTTGTCTACAATACCTGGATTCACACTGTCATGTATGATGACGATGTCGAGTATAAGGGAGACATCAATATTATTGCCAGGGCATCTGAATATCTGGTAGTCCAGGATATGCTGCAGGCCAGGAGACAGGAATTCCTGGGTATCACGAACAACGATGTCGATATGCAGATAATCGGACTTGAAGGCCGGGCCAGGGTTCTGCGAGAGGTTGCGAACGGTCTCAAGCTATCAGAGAACCCGGTACCGGACGAACAGGATCTGGCAGCCAGAATTGAAATGTCAATGATGCAACGACAGGCGCAAATAATGCAGCCGGGTGGAGGTGGAATGCCTGCGCCGACTGGACCTGGTGCAATGCCTGGTCCTACCCCGGTTGGTGGAGGAGAACCAGGTGGAGCACTTCCGCCGATACAGGCATCAGATATTGAACAGGCAGCAATTAAGTAAATGTAAACACCGGGGGATATTAGATCACGAAGGAAATGGATGGTATCGATGTTTTAATTGTAAGAAACTGTTTTTTAAACAAAAATATTACCATCCATCCATAAGTATTAATCGAATCCCAACATTGGAGGACTTAAAAAATGGCTGATAGATTTATGCATAAAGACGGTTTGAAATCCCAGGATGTCGAACTTAGAGGCGGAAAACTGATAAAGAAGGTTAATAGAAGTGTCAATCCGACAGAAGGAACTATCCAAGGTGGCGGAATGGCATCCCAGAGAAACGTTCGGGTAGGTGAGGCAGCCGAGGAAACACCTCCGACCAGGACGACCCCTCCAGGCGAACGGCAGCCTGGTGTTTCCGGCTATCTTCGTCCTAAAGGCAGTGTATATCGTGGATTGGAAGAAGCGGAACCACCGGAGCAAAAAGAGAGGAAATAATGGACCCTTCAACTGAATACAAAAAATACATGGACGATACAAGAGTAATTGGTGAGCGCGAGGGAAAAGGCGCAATCCATAATCCAGTTCCACAGGGACCTGCCGGTGTCGAGCATGAGATGCGTAAATTTAAGGAAGGCAAACTTCATTCAGGCAGCAAGAAGGGTCCTATTGTTACCAGTAGGGATCAGGCAGTGGCTATTGCGCTTTCTGAGGCCGGAATGTCAAAAAAGAAGGGGGTAAAATACAAATGAAAAAAATTATATTTGCATTAGCGTTTTCGTTGATTATGCTTGCATGTGCTACCGTTCAGCAGCATCCTGCGCTATTGGCCGAATATTATAAAACCTATGCCACCAAGACCGAGTTTTTGACCGAACAGTTCTTTCCTGAAAAGGATTATTTCTGGGTAGCAGAGGAAAAAAGGAACGGTGACAATATTGAAGTTCCGTTGGTATGGGTAGACGAAGTCAATGCTTCAATCGGTGTCGTCTTTGATCTGCTTGACGAGGAAGGAACGAATGATATATGTGCCATCATAAGATTTAGCAATAACGATGACATGGAAACATTCTTGAATGAATTCGACACAAGCCTGATACGGCAAGGAATTCCGATGCATTGCGAAAACTTTTTTGAATTGCTGAAAGGTCAGCTAAACACCAAAATACCGCGAAGTGATGTCGCGATAGACTAAAGGGGGTAGTTATGTTAGACGAAACAAAAGAAGCAGTTGAGGGTGAAATCCGCTATCGTGTGTCTCAGGCAAAAGATGCCTACGATGAACTTGAGGGAATCTCCGCAAAGGTCAAAATGTGGATCAAAATGAACCGGGTCCGCCTGTCCATCGATGCCGGGATTGCCGTGGTTGCCTTTATCGTTGGATTGATTTGTTGATCGTACGATACAATTAAATCATACAAAGGGGGATTGTATGTTAGAGGCATTCAATCGTAAAGAACTTGAGGCAATCGATAGGCTTTTAAGGGACGACGACTTTCTTTTGCTTTTCGATTACATTAAACGTAATGGCACAAATCTTGCATTGGCAGCCTGCCGGGTTGCCGGTCTTGAATCCGAAAAGATTAAGGGTGGAAGTATGTGTCTTCAGGAAATCAGGGATGCCATTGCATTCTCCAGAGATGTCCTGAAAAGATTTAAGGAGCGAGACGAGTTGCCACCGAATCGCGATACAATAAGTCCATAAATGTCACAATTAAAAATTGCTATCGCGACAGTTTAATTGTCGTGTTATATTAATATTCCAAATATGAAATATATGGTATATTAAAGTGACTTTATGCGACAAATGCGGAAAAGAATCTTATGTAATTTACGTCACACTACCATGGAAGTTCATGAGACTTACCAGGTTGTGTGATAAGTGTTTTGATAGTTGGGGGGAAATTGGCGAGGGAAGTGAGGAACCTACTGAAATGGAATCAGAGTAGGATGAATCCTTAATACAATTTATCCCAAAAAAGGAGAATTATCATGGCATGGAGAGAACAATTAGATATTGGCATTTTAACTGTCAATGAAATCGTAATGTCTACCCTTAGAAATTCCGACCAGACCGCCGGATTACTATTGTCTGGTGCAATGACAACCGGAATTTCAATTACTGGAGCAATGACCGATGCGATTAACCTGTCTGCAGTTGGAGCAAATGACGGTATTGACATTTCCGGCTTAACTGGTGGTGGAAAGGCAATCCGAATGGGTAGTTATTCAAGTCGATTGGATACAGCCGGTGCGACGACTGAAGTTTGTACAATTGGTGCCGAGACAGATGAGGATGACTTCCTGATTGGTTACGGATCTTACATCAAAACGTCCGGCGAAGACGGAAAAGGTTTTGGCGCAGCTTATTTGGTTGAAGCTACCAATACGACTGGAACACCTACAATCCAGGGTATGCAGTCTATGGCATTCCTGGGAAGTGTCGGTGGAAGTGAAGCAGCAATTTTAAAAACACGAGGTGGAGATCTGACTGCCGGTATGTTTGCTGCATGGTTTAAAATCGGATGTAACACGAACTGTCAACTTGCCAGTGGGTCATTGTCTGCTGTTGTATGGTTGGATTCTCAGTTGCATGGAAGTGGGAATCTTAATGGAACCCATTACCATATTTTTTGCTCGACTGATAATATACAAACATCAGTCCTGGGTTTCAATGGAACTGGTGGATATACTAATTTTATCCATACGGATTCCGATGCCAACAAGACCCCGTTTGATGGAGGTGCCGTTGATACGGATGGTGGCGATAGTGATGGAAGTATAAGGATTTCTCTTAACGGAACTACTTATCTTATTCCATTCTTTGCTGCTTAATTGTATAAATTAATGGAGTTGTCCAAATGGGCAACTCCAATACTTTAAACAAGGATTATAAAAATGGATCTAACCGAGTATGAAAAAGGTAGGAGATTGGTTGGCTACGACGAGATAGAAATTTTGGCAGGAGAAAGAGTGCAAATCAGAACTGGATCTGCAGGCGATATAACCGATCATGTTGACGAACAATGTCCAGTTGGTAAAAAATGGACTATTAAAGTCACGATTAGAATTGACGAATATGATGTCTAATATGGGGGAATTATGGCATGGAATGCACCACGATGGAGTGGTGTCCCTAATCCCTTTAAAGATATACCAGATAATGGAAAGCAAATTAAAAAGATTTATGTAGAAAATGGTAAACTTAAGGTAGTTTACGAAGACGAAGAACCACAAAACGGGGGAGGAGGAGAAGGATAATGGCACTCCAAACAATTACCCTGGACCCAAATGCACAGGCACTGACGGACGACGATATAGTGACTGCGATAAACAATGCAACGTCTTCAATAAGCAGGACGGATGCGATAGACTTCGATGCGCTGAATATAGTGATTACCGGGCCACCGTCAGGGCAGCACAAAGTAAAGAAGGCTGACGTTGACGATACCGGGAAACTTGTTGTTACATACGACGACGTACCTCAACCATAAAAAAATAAAAGGGGGAAATTATGAAGGTTACTGTTAAAGAACGAATCGTTTTATTGAGTGTTGTTCCGAAGGAAGGCGACTTTAAAACACTTAAGCAGATAAGAAAGTTGCGAGAGGATCTTTCGTTTTCCGACAAGGAAAATAAAATGCTTAAGTTTGTTTATTCAGATAATGGCAATATTAACTGGATTGAACCAAATAAAGACAGGGGAAAGTTTTATACAAAGGAAGTCGAAATTTCTGACACGTTGATGGCCATTATCGTCGATGCTTTAAAGATGTCCGACAAGCAGAAGAAGCTGAACCACGATACCTTCGAACTGTATGAGCGATTTGTAGGTGACAAATGATTTAAATATTAACCATTTTAATTTTTGTTTTATATCAGCCGATAATATAAAAAAATAAGGGGGGAATTATGTCAGAACTTACGAAGGAACAGAGGAATAGGGTCGAAGGTGCCAGGGATGCCATAGATGCAGTCCTGGAAAATTTTAAAGTAGATCTCGTTCCTGCAATGACAATAATTAGCGGTCAGATCATTTCTCATTCTATCGGTATCACTCCTCGAAAAGAAGATAATCGAATTATAGTTCCGAAAGTTGATACCTCCAAATTAAACATTCAAGGAGGTAAGAATGGCTGAAGAAGGAACTTATAAATTATTCGGAGACCTAAGGGTCGAGATCAGAGACAGTGTTGCGACAGACGAGGTTGAGATCATTTTTTATAGATCCACACCTGATTACATTGAGATATATGAGATGTCTGACTTTGGATGGAAAATACACCGTCATTCGAAAGGTGAAGCACTTAAGATAAACGAAATGAACTTCTTGCGAATGGACAGGCATATGGCGCAGGCTTTAAGGGATGGTCTTGTCAAGATGTTTGGTCCTCGAAAACAGGATTCAACCGAATCTGAATTAGAGGCAGTCAAAAAGCATCTTGGAGATACCAGAGATATGCTTATGCTTTTTTCGGAGAAGGTCCTTCCACATGCGCTAAGAAGGGTTGATCAAGAACCTTACCAATTGCCAATTGAACCCCAACAAATATATGGAGTATCATATGGCGCATGAATTTAAAACCGATACACTGGACGACATCAGGGACCGGGATATCCTGAATCTTGAGATTTTCTTGAAGAAGAAAGGCCGGATTTATAAGAAATTTAAGTCGGCTGCCGATGCTCATGAGTTCCAGGGTAGACGACTTGAAACCATCTTGGTGTCTATGGGGGTCAACTTTCGAAGGGGTCTAAAAGATCCAAGTTACTTTGATAACGTATTTAAAGAAAAAAATATTAAAGTCGAAAATCGCATGTATGAAGAAAAAGAAGATGAATGGAGATCAGGGATATACGTCTATAATCGTAATGAAATCGGTGGGTTTGTAGGATATCCGATCTTTGATGAATATCATCTTGAAGATGGATACACCATAATGTATACTGAAAAACTTTAGGTTTTATGTCATAACACTTGATTTTTACTTGACATATGACCAATATATAGATACTGTTTTTTTTAGGGGGAATTGTCTCCCGGCATAAGGGAATACTGCCGAGTGCATGATCCTTATATGCCAACGAACACTGTCTGATAGACAAATCGGAAATAGGAGGCTTAAAATGGCAAAAAGGAAAAGGGTAGGCAAAGGAAAGCAAGAAGATTCTCATCAGGTCAAAATTCCTGATGCTGTTAAAGTACAGGGAGAAAAGGCTGATGAATTGCTGGCAGGAGGTGAGACACCTGCCGTACCTGAAGCAGAGGATGTCATAGTTGACAATCCGAGCGAAGACATCCCGGCAGAAGTGAAACCTAAACCGGAACCGACGAAGGCCGAACCACTGCCGGAAGACAATCAGAACTGGAAACACAAGTATGATGTCTTACAGGGGATGTTTAACGCAAAGGATGGTGAGATTAAATCTTTGCAGCAGGGGATGCAGAATCTTCAGAATCTGGTTAATCACCAGGCAGAGCAACTTAGCGCATTTCAGCACCGGCAGTCCGAAGCACCGGCAGCCGAAAATGTTCCTGTTATTGATGCCACCAAGATCAAAAAGATAGATCTTGACAGCGTTGCCGGGTACGGTGACGAGATTGTTTACATGGCAGAAGGAATGAACGCGCAGGCCGATCTCATCCAATCACTGATGTCGCGATTGAAGAATCAGGATGCTCCGGCGCAGAACAATCCTCGCATGGATAGACTTGAAAGCATGGTATTTGAGTCTGCCCAGGAGAAGTTTTACAAGTCCCTCGATTCTGAAGTTCCGAAGTGGAGAGAAGTCACGGTTTCACCTGAGTTCCAGGGCTGGATATTGGGTGTAGATCCAAGATCCGGTTATGAATGGAAACAGATGTATGACTTTGCGGTGCAGAACTTGCGCGCACCTCAGGCTGCTTCTATCATCAGAGAATTCGGAGTTGCTACCGGTATTGAGGTAGGAAAGAAAACCGTTCAGCCTGCCCCGAAGGTCGGAAACACCAATATAGTTGACCAGACGGGTTTATCATCGCAGGCAATGCCTGAGGAAACCACTGCTTCTGATACGGGTAGGGAACCGGAGACATATCCTACTCAGGAGGAAGTCACTCAAGCGTCTACCAATTACGCCAAAAAACCGAGTCCTCATAATCTTGAGGTTTTTAACGAAATATCACGCAGGTTTCAGAAAGGTCTTATGGCAGCAAGGAAAGCACAGGGATAATTTACCCACCCCCCCCTCACTTTTCTTCCCGACCTGATGGACCTGTATAAATATAATTTTTAAGGAGGTCTATCATGGCAGTTTCAGTTGCAGCCGGTCATCCGCAATATTCCGGTACTTTCATTCCCGAAATTTGGTCGGGAAAACTTTTGGTTAAATTTTATGAGGCAACCGTAATTGCAGCCATTTCGAATACCGACTACGAAGGCGAGATCAAAGATCAAGGCGACAAGGTCATTATTCGTACGGTGCCGGATATAGCTATCCGCAATTACGTCAAGGGACAGAGTCTTCAGATTCAACGTCCTGAAGCCCCGAACGTAGAATTGCCCATTGACAGGGCAAAATACTTTAATTTCGTCTGTGATGATATCGATAAGCATCAAACCGATATCGCGCTCATGGACTCCTGGAGTCGTGATGCGTCTCAGCAGATGAAAATTTCCGTCGACACCGATTTCTTGGCCGATGTCTATTCCGATGCCCATGCCTCTAATAAAGGCACAAGTGCTGGTGCGATATCCGGCGACATCGATCTTGGAACCACAGGCGACATCCTTGCGCTTACGAAAGCGAACATCCTTGAAGTCATCGTTGACTGTGGAACCGTCCTCGACGAGCAGAACGTTCCTGAGACAGACCGTTGGGGTCTGCTCCCGGCCTGGGCCTGCGGCATGATCCTCAAGTCTGATCTTAAGGATGCATCACTGTCCGGCGACGGTCAGAGCATTCTCCGCAATGGCCGACTGGGTGTCATCGACACCTTTACGCTTTACAAGTCAAACCTGATTTCCACCGCATCTGATGGTGGATACACGGCATATCACTCCATGTTTGGTCACAAGTCGGCAATATCTTTTGCTGCCCAGATGACTAAGATGGAAAGTCTCCGCGCCGAAAGTACCTTTGGTACCCTGGTTCGCGGTCTCAATGTATTCGGTTGGAACACGCTGAAGACCGAGTCGTTGATTGACTTGTACATCCGCAAATCCAGTTAATCAGTAACGGGAATCCCCCCGGCAGTGGGTCGGGGGAGTCCCTGTATTAGGGACAAACCCGGCCTGCTGTTTGAAATTTATTAGGAGGTTTTAAAATGGCACAATATACTTTTTTGGGTTTGGGCGCAGGCGTTCCGTACGAGGCACCCGGCATGATTACCATGCAGAAGAAAATTGATCTTCCGACCCTTATTTCGACTGACTACGGCAAACTGGCACTTGCTGCCTCACCGAATACGCCGTTGACCAGTTTTTCCGGTTTCGTCCTGAATGATGTCTTGGAAGTTTTCAAGGTGCCGGACGGATTCGTTCTTCTGGGTGTAGGAAATGTTATCGCGACTGCAGAAGGTGAGACTGCGAATATCACCTACGGAAATACGAGCACGACGGAAACGCAGATCGTCCTTGACGCTTCTGCTGCCGATCCGAATGCTTATTTTAGTGATGACCTGGCGACGGCAGATAGCCGGTTTCCCGGCCTTGTTGCCCTCGACGGTTCTTTCGATGCATCCAGAGATATGTTTGTCACCGATGGTACGATTGACATTACTTTTACGTCGAACATCACATACGACACTGCGGTATTCACCGTATTCGCATGGGGTTTCCTCGTAGACCAGAGTCTGTAATATCCATCACCAATAATCAGGGAGGCCGAGATCTGATCCAGGGACATCCTTAGGTGATTTCCATGGGTAGGATCGGCCTCCCTATATCCATTAAAAGGGGGATAAAATGGGACATCCTAAATATTTACTTCAAGAGAGAAAAGGCCAGAGGTCTCACGTTTATATATGGACAGAGGTCCTTGCTACCAAACCGGACATGCGTCCGATCACCGTGGCAGAAGCAAAGAAATATATGGAAGACCCGAATTACCATGGTCAAGGCGAACGCGAAGAATTTGAGGAAGACCTTGGAGATGAGGCCAATGCTGAAGACGATGGGTATGTTTCAGATGAAGACGAGGATAATGTAATCCTCGACAGTCTGGATTCAGATACTGTTTCTCCTCTCGCAACGGGAGAGGGTGGAAAACTTGAAATTACGCAGGAAGATCTTCTTAAAGAGGAAGTTACAAAAATAAACAGACTTAAGAAGAAGTCGAGTGTAGAAGAATATATGCTGCGGAAATATGAAATATCTCTGCTTCAAATGGATCAACTTGATGAAATGAAGCAGCAGGCGCATTCCATCCTTGCCACCCTTGCCTCGTCGAATTCTCTCTATAAAAAATAGGAGGTAGACAATGGCAGGGACTGCCTTGACGACCCTCGACACCTATGTCGAGGATTATGTTTCAGGTGCGACAAATGAGGCAGCAATATTACTGCGCGCTACCGTCCGCACGTTCAGGGACTTTTGCGATTGGACCCATTGTTGGAAGGAAACGCTTGACGATATATCTATTGTTGCAGAAACAAAATCATATACCCTCACCCCTGGAACCACAAACACTGACGCAGGAGAAGTAATAGGTCTGGACTCCGCAAAGTTTAAGGAGGACGGTGCCGACGATTCTCTATATTCCCCCCTTGGAATAAAATCCAGAGAATATTTAGATGAATACGACAAGACCTGGGAAGACCGCGACTCTGCCCCGGTACCCTATAGGTGTTTCTTCGATGAGTTGGACGGAAAGATATATCTTATCGATACACCTTCTGTTGCATCTACAGACGGGTTGAAGGTTCGCGTGTGGCTGAGACCGGCACTCAACGCAACGACTGCTCCAGGATTTATGTTTAGCAAGTACCAGGAGGCTTTAACATTTGGTATCGTCAGTAAGATGCTAAGAATGACAAATCAGAGATGGTCAAACCCAGAACTTGGAGACTATTATCATGGTCTCTATATGGCGGAGCGCGACAATGCCCAACAGGAAGTTGACAGGGGTCGAGGAAATATAGACGATTATCACGTTAAGCCTGAGTTGGCATTTACAGGTGGTTCAAAGAATAGATCCAGAGGATTCGGTGGCGGAGGAGTTTTTAATGGATAACTACCGAATAAAGAAGACTTCTAAGGGAGACTTTCTCGTCATTCCTATGAGAGGCGGAATGGTCACGATTCGTGAACGTCCGCTTATTCCTTTTGGGGAGAAGTCACTCGTTCAGAATATGAGATGCTGGCACCCAGGTTTTGAAACCAGGAAGGGTTATGATAACCTGGTAACAGTCGCGACTAATGCTTCGTCAGATTCAATAAAAAATCTATTTCAGCTATCGAAAGGAAAGAGATCTGAACAGGCACTATTCGTCCAATACGGAAATGATGATCTCTATAAGCAAGATACAACGATGACAATTCCGACTCAGTTTACCGGTGATTTCGGGGAAGTTATCCATACCGGGTCAAGTGGATCTATTCCTGCTTCGTTCGGTGTTGTGAACGATTATATGCTTTATGCGAATGGCGTTGATCAGCACCAGATATATGCAGGCGTTGACCAGGAAATTGAAGCATTTATCATTGTAAAAGATTCAGCAGCACATGATCATTTTCCGGCAGGTGGTGTAGACGGAACATTTACGCTAATCGACAGGGACACCTCGACGACCGTAGCAATAGATATAGGTGACTATACAAACGACTTTGACGCAATTTATATCATGACAAAGGTTCCGATGAACATCCTTAACTGGACAATAGACACTGCCAATGATGCTGCTGCAACGACAATGAAGGTTGATTATTGGACCGGAACGGCATGGTCAACATTGACAGTAACAGACGGGACGGCATCCGGTGGAAAACCGCTTGCCCAGACCGGGACAATGACAATGTCTACTTTAGCATCGTCCAGGACAACTGAGCAATCAAGATATATGTTTGGTCAGTGTGGATTCTGGTACAAAGTTTACACCGCAGACAATGGATCAATAGCAAACTGCGAAGTCTCCCAGTTGACGTACGGAACCTATGTGTCAGGTTCTACGAGCACAGTTCCGCTACACAATGTCTGGAATAGTGTCGAAACCGATATGGTTCAAGCATTTCATTATGTCGATGCAGATGGGATCTATTATAATTATGCCGGAGATGCAGTCGATATCGGAGGAATGACATCGTCAGATTTTCTTTACTTCGCATCTCCATATCCTCTTGAAGCAGTTTATATCGACTTTGGGTCAACCACCAACACGACCGGAGCAGATCCGACAATTAAATATTGGGATGGAGATTCCTGGGCAACACTTACTCAGCTTGTTGATGGAACAAATGAGTTTCTTGAGACAGGATGGTTAGCATGGCAGAGACCAACTGATGAGGAAAAGACTCAATTCAATAACACAAAGTACCGGGCATACTGGTATCAGATTTCAGTCGATGCTACAGTTGATGCATCCACTGTGATATCTTTACTTGGAATGCCATACTTTAACATTAATGATTTTGGCCGGGTTGGATACGCCTGCGGAGCATGGAAAAACCGAGGACTTTACACTTTTGATAAATTCCCACGAGATATCTATGTTTCAGAGTCCGGCGAACATATGAAATTGAACGGATCGGATTTTGCGATATTGCAGCCAGGTGATGGGCGCGAGAATGCCACAAAAGCTATTGCGAATTTCTATAACGAGATCATGGTTTTTCAGGAAGAACTTGGAACAAAGGGTGGGTGTGTAACTATCTTTGAAGGATACAGTCCATCGACATTTGGAAAAATTGTTTTGTCTACAAAGTTGGGTACGCTTAATGCGAAGTCTGTCGACGTAGTCGATGGTTCGAAGTCAACGCTGACAAGTACCCAGGTTAACGCGCAGACAATGGTTTTCTTTTTGTCTCACTATGGTGTATTCATGTCGGACGGAAAAGTTATTACCGGTATCTCAGATGACATTCAAAACTATTTTGATGAGAGATTTAGCGAGTGCATTCGGAATGGATATGAAAATGAGATGTGGTTGTCATACGATTCGACTGAGAACATGATAAAAATAGGAATTGTCAGTGGAAATTCGGCAACGACCTGCAATAAATTCTTCTGTTATGATTTGACTGACGGTGTCTGGTACGAGGACGTTTATGCGGACAGTATGTCCTGTTTCAGGGATGTGTCGTCCGATACCGGCCAGCTTCATTCAATTCAGATTTCAGGTGGTTCGACATCTGGTTTCTTGTATCAGATGAATGCCGGAACGAATGACAACGGAACCGCGATAGAGAGTAAGGTAATATGGGAATTCAGCCAGGGTCCATTCTTTATTAATCTAATTGAACTGTCGACCAGGGTAAAGGTCCAGGGTGATCTAAAGACATACACATGGTCGCTTGAAGAAAACGATGTCGAATCGGATACGTCTACCCAGGGTGGGGCAGGTTCTATGGCAGCCAAGAATGCAAGTGAGACAATGGCCAGGAACAGGCATCTGTTAAAGGCCGGAGAGACGCCGTGGATTTCGTTTACAATTACCGATGATACTCTCGACGAATCGCTTTATATTTATGATATGGGTATCATTGCAGAGGTTTCTGAGCAGCTTGGATAATGGCACAATACGAAACAGGAAAGCGTCCATATATATCGAAACTGGAGTATCCAGATTTTATAAGGACACCTCCAGCAAAGCAAATGTGGAATTCAATTACAAATGCATATCCGAGACTTGCTGAATTCAATTATCAAAAATCTAAACTGAGTGTAATTGAAAGAGCATTGTTAGATTATATCACTCAGTCTGAAATGAAGAAACCATACGATTCAACTCTATACTATCCAGAGATGGAAGAAGCATGGGATGGTCCATTTGGTGGAATTGATTTTGGTCCAGGTGGACCTCGCGGAGATTTTTCTTGGGATCTTCAAGATCCGTCAGACTCAGGTGTATATGTTTTTAATGCAGACACAGATTCATGCTATTGCCCAGGTGAAACAAGAGACATTGAAATTACGGGAACGCATCCTATATTTGGATATGATGTAACATTTAATGGGCCGGACGCTACGGTATCAATTACAGAAGGAATCGGAACAAATAGTGTAAAAGGGACAATTAAGGTTGACTCAGGAAAGAGTGGAATGGTTACCATAGAGATGCTGATGATTGCATTTCCTGGTGTCCCTGGAGATAGCAATGTCAATATTTTTGAATGCAGTGATTGTTGTCCGGCTGATCCTCCTCTGGCAACAGATAGCTATCCAGAGACAATAGCGCAAAGTTCAAGTGCAGCAATAAGTGTACAGGGAGGAAAGGCACCATATTCGTGGTCTGTAAGTGGAACGGATTTTACATTAGATGACGCAAGCACAAATGATGTAAATAATACCTTGAATGCAGGCGCGAGTTCGTGCGGAACTGCCACGATAACGGTAACAGATGCCTGTGGTGACTCTGTCGAATTTGAGGTAAGATCAACCGTTGGTCAGTGGGATTTTGTAAATAACAATTGTGTTGTTCCAGGTCCATCAGACGGAGATGGTTTTACACGAACTGTCGGTGGAAAACGAAATACTCAATCTTATTCGCTTGCATATTTTTGCTCTGGTTCTGTAACCTGTAATTGTGCAACGGGTGGAATAGGATGCCTTGGAAGGGGTGGTAGTGGATCTGAATGCGTAGATTTTGAGTGTCAATATATTGTCGGAGCAGGATGGAGTGGAGTATTTCCATGCTGCAACAACGATGCGACGGGTACATCCTGTCGAGCATATAATGCTGGAACACCGAGTTACTATGAGTGGAATTGTCCACCTTAAGGGGGAAATATGAGTTTAAGCAGAAAACGACTTGAAAAATTAGATATCGATCTTGCAGTATTTCGATTTGATTTAGCGCAAGATTTGTTTTCTCTTTTGACACATATAGAGAACATGAAAATAACAACAGATGAATTTAAGGAATGGGTTCTCTATCGTCAAGAGCAGATAAAGATAAGTTCAAAAAAAAGATTCGAACCTCCAAAAGGTTTTGTAAAATTTATTTGTCCAGAATGCAATCTTCCTTTAGTTATATTGCCAGTAAATACAAGGAATTGCGATCAAGTTGGTGGTAAATATAAAACTCAAGTCTTATGCCGAAATTGGCTTAATTGTGGATATGAGGAATACAGCACTAAGTCACTTGAAGAATGGGAGCATGAATTGAGGTCTCAAAGTTCAACAATAACGAGAAATGGATGTGGGGGTGAAAAGGAGTAAAAATGGCAGATCAATTAACTTGGGAACAAATGAGTCCTGCCCAGAGGCTTGCAGGTGTAACGTCAACTGTCGAAAGCACAAACTACGCAACACCTTCTTATTCTGCTAAGACAAATCTTACTCCAGGGCAGACTTATGCACAGGGAACCTATTGGGGTCCAAATCCGCAACCTGGAGACGTTCGGGCAACGAGTGGAGTAAGCAATCAGGGTGGAGGTGGAATGGATACCTGGAGGTATGGCAGCCCGGCAGATATCAGGAAAGCGCAGCAGGGTGGAGGAGGTGCAGGTGCTCCTATGCCAGCAGTATACAGTGGTCCAGCAATGGAAAGACCAACACTGGAGACACCTGAAAAATTAAAACTTGGAGAATATAAACCTCCTGAGTACGATAAGGGTGAAGAAAAAAAATTGCGCGCTCAGTATATGGCACCGGGGATGTCCCAGATAAGACGCTCAACATCTCAGGCAATTATTTCTTCAAAGTCACTCGACAACCCGAACGCGAGATCATTGTTTATTAATAAAGCACTTGAAGGTGTTGGTGGTGCTGTATCTCAGGTTTCTGCTACAGCAGGCCAGCAGGCGAGGGCAGAGGCGAGAGCATCCTATAGAGATGAACTCGAAAAATATAATATTGGATGGAAGGCAAAGGCAGAAGTTGCAAAAACAAACTGGTCTGCCCAATGGGACAAGGCACTTGCAGATTATAAGGCTGCCATGGGGGTATTCTCTCAGCAACCATTAGGAATGCAGATTGAGCAGATGGGAGAAGGGTCTTCAAGTCCATCACTTTATCAAACCCAACTTCAAAGATCTATTCAAAGATATACTTAAGGAGATTTAAAATGGTTACTCCATACAATCCAAACGACCCATACTATGCAATGAGATTAAATCCGGCAAGGAATACGATGGAAGTTCCCAATCGATTAATTCCATCTCATCAGCAATTTATGGGACAACCTCATTATCAACCGAAACCCCCGGTTGCTCCATTGTCTGATATATCTGCTACAGGAACGGCAGGCGTTGCTGCACAGGATACCCTTGGTGAAACCGCAAAGGGTCCAGAACTTCAGCCTGGAAATAGAAGAAGCATAAAGGAATACCTGGCACAAATTCGCGAGTTAAGAAATGTTTTAAGCCAAAGAGGAGTTCCAGAAGATCAACTTCCGGTTCCTACGTTTACGAATATACAGGGTGGCCAGGCAGATATTGCCCAGGGTGAAATGCCAATGCCGGGTGGCCAGGTAGGTCCCGGCCAGGAAGTAAGGTCGTATGTTTATCCTGAATGGCAGCAGACCGATCAGGGAATGGTTATGGGAGAGGCGCATCCTATAAGACAGGCACAGGAAAGAATTTCACAGTCAAAGGCAATTACAGATATCAAGAATGTAACGAATCCGATAGACAAACGATATCCTATGACACATGCATTTACTCTTATAGATGATGCAATGGCACAGTTTTATAATGAAAATGGACGATATCCAACCGAACAAGAAACTGATCAAATATTTAATAATCTTCTCAGGCAGGGTTTTGAGAATCAAAGAGAAATCATTTCAAAACTTAAAAAGGATTTCAAAGATGCAGATACTCAGGCACTTTTTAATGCCTATGAAACTGGAGACTGGTCCTATGCTGCAGATGCAAAGCAGAACTTTCTTTCACAACAGAGGATAGGAAAGGTTGCTGACGATGCACAGAAAATGTGGGATGAACTTGAAAAACAAAACGCAAAACCAATGATGGGAGATACCGGGGAATATTTTAATTCCTCGTCAGAATATATGCAATATAAGGTCCAGGAGTATATTGAAAATATAAATAATCTTTTAGATTCATTAGCACAAATGAAAAAATCTGAAGAAAGTGGACCACAAAATAAAAAGCAGCCCACAAGTGGACCACAATATAATCCACCGGCTTCCACTGGAAATCAAAATGTTGTAAGGCAGGGAACGGACAAAAAAACTGGAAGACGGGTATTTCAACTTGCAGATGGAAGGACTGTATACGAGGACGGAACACCTTATGCCAAATAATCCAATAGAATGGGATGACGAAATCCAATCTCCGGCAGCACCACAAGCTGCACAGGATTCGAATATCCAATGGGATGATACCCAGGGTGATAACCAGGATATTGAATGGGAGCAACCTGCACCGAAGACACCGGAACAAAAATATATGGAACAGGGTCCTGTCAAGAAGGTCATTGGTGCATTGCCACCCGGCCCCGGCACATTTCTTCAATTTATAACTGGGGCAGAACCATTCCCACAGGCCCGGCTAACAGAGAGAGCAATGGGAATGAAGGAGGGTACACTTCCAGAATTTTCTAAGCCTGTAATCGAAGGATATAAGGGTGTTGTTAAGGCACCACTACAGTTAGGCCAGGCAGTATCAGATGCATTCAAAAATCAGATGGATAAGGAAGGAACTCTAAGAAAATTTTCACAGGGTGACTGGTTAAGGGAAGATCTTGATTATCAAAAAAGAAAAGAGGCAAAGCCTGGAATCGTTAAATACCTTGAGGACGTTTATCAGATGGGTCCTCAGATTGCAACGCAATATGCTTCGTATATGTTAGGTGGAAAGGCTGCTACAATGGGATGGATGAGCGTTCAAATTGCCGGTCCATTTTACGAGCAGCTTGTAAGAGAAGGTGTTAATCCGAGGAGAGCGTTAATTGCTGCAATTGCAAATGCTGCAGCGCAGGCACCTCTTGAGGCAATTCAATTAGAGTTCATTGTTACAAAACTTGGTGGTCCTCTATTTCAGAGACTTGCTGGTGGCGCGCTCACAGAGTTTGGAACTGAATGGGTTCAGAAATATCCTGAACTTGCTGCAGAATTATGGGCAAAAAAAGAAGAAGTTACCTGGGATAAAATTGTAAAAGCAACAAAAGAAGGTATCTATGAAGGTCTCGTTGCTGCTCCGTTTGGTGCATTAGGTGGTGTCGGAAAAAAACAAGTAGCGAGAAAGATAGCAGGCGAGGAAGGTCCTACCGATATATTAACAGGTGAAACAGAAACAACTGCAAAACCAGGAACGAGAAGTTGGGCAAGAGATCTTATCAATAGAGTTCAGAAAGAAACCCCACAACCTGTTGCTCCAGAAGTGGGTACTCCTGTATCAGAAACGGTTGCACCTTATCCAGGAATGGAACTTGGCGCGCCTGCAGTATATGGTCCAGAGGCAGCACCTCGACCACAACCACCTCCTCCGACAAGGGGTGGATTCGGCCCTCAGGCAAAGGCAGAACTTACTACCATGGAAACTGCGAAAGCAATAGAGGAAAAGGGTAGACCTGTTTATGCCGGTGGCGCAATTGTTGAACCTGTAACAAGAGAGATAACGCAGGCTGAGATGGAAAGAACTCAGCAGGTAATAAAAAAGGCAGAACAAAAACGAGGATTCCTTGGAGAAAAAACGACCAAAGAAATTACGGAGAAAGATTTCAATGATTATGTCGCAACTTTATCAGAGTCTGAAAAAGGTTATGTCGAGGACATTATCAAAGACACCAAAATGCGACCAGAAGAAAGAATTGCTCTTGCAAAAACTGATATTGTTACAAGAAAAAAAGAGGCGAAAATCAAATATCAAAAAGATCTCGAAATCGCGCAAAAAGAGACGGTCATACCTACCCCGGCACAAATCGAATCGGGAACATATAAAAAGGGAAGAATAAAAATACACGGTTTTGAAGGAGTTATTGAAACACCAAAAGGAGTTGAGAGGGTTCCAGGAATTAAAGTAAAACATCCCGTTGGATATATTCGCGGAGTTGAAGGTGCCGATGGTGACCAGGTCGATGTAATCTATGGACCTGAAGGTGAAATATCAGATCATATTTTTGTTGTCGATCAGTCGATAGGCGGAAAGTTCGACGAGCACAAAGCAATGATGGGATTCAGAACTGTCGGACAGGCGAGAACAGCACACAAGACGACATATGGAAATACAGCACAAATAATGGATGTCGTCAAGATGACACCTCGCGAATTCAAGGTATGGGCAAAGACTGCAGATAAAACCAAACCTGCATCTCAGGAACCACCGATATCAGAAAGACAGTGGCTGCAGGACCCGTCTGTCCGGCCACCGGGATACTCGACGAAGAAATATCTTCCGAGCGCGAAGGGCCGACATGCAGTTGCCACAAATAGAACGGTCCTGGCCGAATACCGTCAGTGGTTAAGGAATATGGGTTATTCAAGGCCTTCTCCGACCCAGAAGCAGGAGGCACCAATTCGTCCAAAGAAAAAAGACACAAGATCACTTCCGACTCGCGCACTATCGAAGCATATAATGGATATCCAAGCAAATATAAGGAAGAAGGAGGCACTTCTTCCTGAGTCCAAAAAAACAAAAGGCGAGATCATGACGGCAAAGGACGAGGACTTTCAGGACCACACCGATTTAAACAAGGAACAAAAACTTACTATGTGGCTTGCAAAAGTCTTTGGGGTTGATCTTTCGTTTTACGTCGGGCCGAGAATGGGTGGTTCTGGTGTATTCGTTGAAGGACCGAATACGATATCTATTCATGCTGAAACGGATAAGCCATATACGTTTGTCCTTATGCATGAGATTATTCATAACATGGAGGCCGAAGATCCGAAGACATGGAATGAATTAAATAGATATCTGTGGAGTGTAAAGAATGATATTGAGTTTGGATTATTTGCTGATGCAATTAATGAATCACTTCCGCCTAATAAACAACTTCCATTAAATCCATTTTTAAAGCGAAACCAGAATAAGCATACCGTTTGGCATGAGTTTATGGCAGAAGGTATTGCACATAGGGTTTTTAGCGAAGAATTCTGGAATAAATTGCAGAAAAGAAATCCTTCTCTGTTTAGTAGATTTGTAGCGTACATTACAAAAGTATTTAACAAGATCAAAGAAAAAATGAGTGCGACGAGAACTCAGAATCTTGCATACTTCAAAGATTTTGAAGGAAAGACAATGGACGAGATAACAAAGGCATTAACTGCATTTGCCGAAAGAAAGGTTCGCGCAAAACAGATCCAGGCCTATGAGAGCATCGTTGCTGCGGCAATGAGGTACAAGGGAAAGATCTACACTGGAGTAACCCATGCCGAGGCATTCCAGAAAATCGAAGATGAGTATGGAGAGAAGATAAACTGGAACCAGATTGAGGACGATGGCTTCCTTACAAACAAAGGAAAATTCATAAGTCGAGACGAGGCACAGTTGGTTGCTGCGTGGGCAGATCAAATACAGGATATCGATCAGGAAAGAGGGTACCTGGTATCGGAGGCATTAAGGCAGAGGAAAGATGTTGTTATTCCTCGAAAAGAACTTATCCAACAGAAAGATATAAAAATTAAAGACAAAGATCTTAAGCCAGGAAAATTACCAGAAAGAACAAACAAAAAAATTTCCAGAGCATTAGCAACAGAACAAAAATATACCCTTAAAGATATTGCTAAATTGAGACTTTCAAATAAGTGGCCGAAGTTTGTCAATACAGAAAAGGAATATTCAGAGATGGCATTAAAGGCTGCCGAAGCAAATATAAAACACAAGACATGGATGGAAAACCATAATCAACTTCTTATGGATACACTTGGAGATGACTGGCAGATATTTAACGCAATACTTGCTGTAACATCCCCGATGGCACCAATAAATCAGAATGCAGGATGGGCAGCACAAACGTATCTCTATCTTTTGGGACTAAGAGATAAGCCTGGTGCAATGTTTCCAAATGATCTTATTAAAACAAAGTTGAATGAATGGTTGGCCGGAAAGTTTGCAGAGAATATGGGAAAATCAGAAAATCAAAAAGTTCAGGAATGGACTCGTGCATTGCTTGGAGATCCGAACGCAACCACAAACGACAGATGGATGTATCGCGCATTCTTTGGCGAATATACCAAAAAGGGTGATATTCAATTTACAACAATGGAAAATGTTGCAGCAAGGCACATGCTTACCAGGGTAGCAAAAAGACTGTCTGGTCTTGGGAAAGAAAAGTGGACAATTTCACAAGTACAATCGTCAATTTGGGCCTATATAAAATCAAGAATTGAAGGTTGGGATTTAAAAAAACAGGAAGACTATTTTACAGCAATGAATACGAAACTTAAGATGCTTGGAAATATGTCTGCTGTAGAATATCTTGAATCAAAAGTTGATCCGAGTCTTTTGAAGCAGGGTCCATTGATGGAATTACTTGATCTTAAAACTATTGAGTTTTCTCCTATCTCTGAACTTGAAAAGAAAAGACTATACCATATAGGTGAACACGGTCCTGAAATATCTAAGGTTGATAAACCCGAAGACTTAAAAAGATATATAAGCGAACTAAAGAAAAGTAAATATAGTTATGTTTTAACAATACCAACATACGAAGAATTAAAAAGAGCAGTTGACAGGGGGGCAGAAGTATATATGACTGATGACAGAAGCGCAGGATATGTAATTGATGATGGTGATTTGCAAAAACTTTTTAGTAATTCTGAAATACCTGGACTTGGAAGTGTATTACTCATGGACGCAATGGCAAAAGGAGCAAGAACTCTTGACTGTTTTGATCCATACCTTCCTGCGTATTATGGGATGTTTGGTTGGGAGGAGACGGAACGATCAAAGTTTAATCCTGAATATGCACCAGATAATTGGCCAAAGAGTGCTGGTACACCGGATGTTGTATTTATGAAATTAAACGATTCAATTTATAAGGAGTTGCAAAATGTTAAAAGCGAGAGAAAGAAAATACAGATCATCAGAGAACGTATCGGAGGCTTTAAAAATAATTGGGAGAGGATCACTCCCCATGTCGAGCGAGTTAGCGTACAGGTCGGCGCAAAGGTCACTGGCAAGGCTGGTGAATCAGTACGGATTGGAGTGGATCAGGAGACACGCATCAGAAATACGGAAGAACTTGCGAGGTCTGGATTAGAGAAGGTTGGTGAATTAATTCAGCAGAGAGATATCGTAATTCCAAATGAAGATATAATGGAAATAACAGAAGCAGACGAGATTCGACCAGCATGGTATAGTGATTTTAAAAATTATGTTGACTCAAAACAATTTAGAGACAATATAGGCAAGGGTGGTGCGTCTGCAAAAAAGATCAAAATGCTTTTAACTCAAGCAATGAGATCAAAGGCAAAACCTTTTAGAGAAGAAGAATGGGAATGGTCCAGTATTGGAACGTGGTTGGACACCGTTGATGATGATGTTAGATTGACAGTACAAGACGTTCTCAATGCTTACGATGAATACGCAATTCAATTTGTAGAAAAATGGAGAATGGACTCAGTGTCTGGAGAATCACTTTCAGAAGAAGATTACGAGGAACGATTTTCAGATTGGTTAAAAGAAAATTTCTGGGATAGTGCATATGATAGCGAATTGGAAAATTATGAAATATTTGACGTTCCAGATATTGAAGATATTCATAAAACAGGTTTGTGGGGTGGTAATTTTACAGAGTCTGACAAAGATGTTATAGATAAAGTATTTTTTGATTTTTCTTTTGATCAATTAAAATGGTTTAGCAAAAAATATACAGAAAAATTTGGAGAAAGAATTCCAGATGATCTTATTGCAGAAAACGGAGAACTTTATAAAAAAGTAGAAAACGATTTAATAACACACAGAGAATATTTAGATCTTTTGAATAAGCATATAAAAGAGAATTATCCTAACTTCTACAAGTTTCTATCTGATTGGGAGGGTGGACTCGACAATCCTATATTATCTATATATAGCACAGAATGGAACAATCTACAATATGCAGGTCCGAGTGATTATTCTGGTTCAGACTGGTTTCCACATGGTGGAGGAGTTAGGGACTTTTCGTATTCTTGGCTAAATGAAGATGCAGAAGATGTAATTCAAAGATCGGCTGAACAAGCACTTGAAGGTTATGATTGGGCAGAATATTATTATGATTTTAGAGACCAGTTTGAAGAAAGCACTGGATATTCCAAAACTCCACCAACCGGAACTTTGGTTGAGGGAGAACCAGAGTCTCTTAAAGATGTAGAGAGATTTCCGGTAAAATGGAAAAGCAAATCTTATAATATTCCTGGCGGAGAAAATTACCGCGAGGTTCAGGTAATGATAAAGTCACCTACTCATGCAGGAGAAGCTAAGTTAAAAGAATTAAAGCATGGATTTCAAGAAGTTTATAATAAATTTTCAACGGCATTAGGCCTTAGAAGAGAATTATACATGCAGGCAGATCAACTTATAACACTTGGGAAATATGAAGAAATTGGCAACATGATAGAGTTCTATAAATACGAAGATTCTATAAAGAAAGAGTTGAGCAGACCAAAAGATAGAGAATTAAGGGTGAAGTATGCTGATAAGGTTTTTGATCTTACGGAAAACATGCTTGAAGAAGACTTAAAGATTTTAAATGAATATAAGAAAAAATATGAAAAGGAAGGAACTGTCTTTTGGAAAGTATACACAAAACCTGGTTCAGTTAATGTTGCAGATACAGGAGATGCGTGGGGAGAATTTTCTACCAGAGAAAAAGCAGAAGCGTGGATTGCGAGGAGAGGTAAATCAAGAAAAGATCAGTATATTATAAAAAAAGAAATAGAACCATCTTCTTTATTACCAGACCCTTCGATTCTTTGGGATAGATATGCTTCGACGGTTATGGGTGTCCAGAGTGGATTTATGGATAAAATCCTTGCTCTTAATGAGGCATCTTCAGAAGTTAAAATAGTCGAAAGACCAAAGACGGGTTGGAGAAATTCAACTCATTGGGGTGATGACGTTGATGTTGTTTATTGGATTCGATTTGATACAAGGTATGAGAAAACAAAAACAGGACAAAAAAAGATTCTCTATATCCAAGAAATTCAAAGTGACTGGATTCAGCAAGGTTCGTCAAAGGGATTTGCGAAAGACTATAAAATAGGGAAAAAGGGCAAGGCCAAAAAAACAACTTATCGCGAAATGGTCGAAAGATATAAAAATAGAAATCTTGCAGATGCAGTGTTTTATAGTATTGAAAAAAATACAGAATATCTCAGAATGTACAAAGACAATGAAATTACAAAGGAAGAATTTGATAGGCTTACTAAACTATACAAAAGATATTCAGAACCAAAAAGAAAGACTCCCGTAGATCAAAATGAAGAACTTTGGGTTGTTATGAGAGGAAATAAAATATTATCTGCATCTCCAATAGAATCCTTTTCAAAAAAATCTTCAGATAAGTTTGTTATATTTGATAAGAGTGGTCAGCCTGTTAAGGATAAATATGGAACTGATCGATATAGAGAAAAAGAATTTGATAAAGAACGAGATGCAATGATTTATATTCAGTCAGAAATTCAACCAATACCAACCTCGCCACTTATAGAAAGATATTTCATCCAGGCATACCGCAGGATGGTTCGGTATGCTGCAGAATCTGGTCACGATATGATTGGAATGACAACTGGTCAGCAGCAAGTAGACCGATGGAATGGTCTTCTTCAATCTATAGGGCATGTTGTATATAATGAGGAAAGTAAAAAGTTAAAAGCATACAGCACTGGTGGAGAATTAATAACAGAATATGAAAATGTTAATCCTACAGATCTTCGCGACTATATGGGAAAGACATCAGCAGATAAATTGCTAAATTCAGAAAAACAAAAAAACGGAGATCAGAGATTAAATGATATTAAGATTGGCGGACAATTTTTAAGGAAGTTTTATGATAAAATTATGCCAAGAAGTATCAACAAGATTTTTAATAAAAAATCCTGGGGAAACGCTGAACTCAGGGCATGGGAACATACAACCACCCCTTCTGGAGAAATACTTCCCCAGTCTCCATATTATGATATGATTTTAAAGGAACGTCCAAGTGGACAGCAAATTGTTAAGACAAGACTTTACGATTTAGATTCTGCTGGTGGAAATCTTCTTCTTGAGTTTAGATCTATAGCAAATGTGTTTATTGATGGAATGGCAAGTAGGGAAGCAATTGGATTGGAAGAACTCAATAAAAGAAATAGAGACGTTTTGAATGCGAGAAATGGAGTTAATGCATTAGACGACGAAATGACAAGTTTAATATATGAATTCAAATCTGCTGATATTGGTTATACCTCATATCAAGAACTTGGAAGGAGAATAAACGATATTGAGTCAAGAGCAAAACAGATTCTTAGAGGATATTTTAAAAATGTTAATAAGTCTAAATCTGGTCAACCAATAAGAATAGATTATTATATTGAACCATTGGCTGAAAAATTTGATATGTACTTATTATACGCAAAACAATATTCAGATGCATTCCTTGAAGCAAGTGGAGAATTCAAAAAGGAAAAGTTTGTTGTCGAAGGTGTTGAGGAAATAGACAATATAAACAAGATACCAGATATGCTTAGAAATAATATTCCTGTATATGTAGAAAGTAGAAACAAGGAGGCAATTGGCCTTATTAATAGAATGACAGACCCAATGAAAAATGTAGCTGCTGCAAAAGAGCAGGGATTCAAATTATATACAATTAAACCAAACCAGGCTATATCTGAATCTATAGCAACATGGATAATGCCGATTACTGAAAAGATGAGAAGTAAAGCATTGACAGTTGGTTTTCCAATATTCAATACAGATCTAAAATCAGAGATTCCTGCAGTGACAAAAAAAGTAATTGAAAACAAAATAGGTCCTGCAGGACAAACGATGCTACAAAGAATTAAGGCATCACTTGATGATTTCAGAAGAAATTTTGTTACAAGGAATATAGACCGTCTCCACCCAATAAAGCAATGGTTAGGAGAGACAAAGGCCTATATGTTGGCACGAGGCATACCGGGTATTCAATCAACGGTACAGGCATTCCTGGAGCATGGAAAACTTAGATTCGATAAGTCCGGCGCGATCATAACGGATGAAGTAAACAATGGTTTTCTGCATTGGTATGATCAACTTGGAAATGACGCAGAGAAGTTCTTTTACTGGGTTGTTGCAAAACGAGCACAGTCGTTGAAGAAAGAAAATAGAGAATTTCTTTTCGACGATAAAGATATAAAAGCAATATTGTCATGGGTTGGAGAAAAACCTACAGATTCAAAATATGCATCCTGGGAAGATATCAACACAGAGTTCAAGGAATTCAATAATAATATCCTTGATATTGCACAAAGAAGTGGGCTTATAGATAAAGGTTTTAGGGACTATATGGCGAACCAGGGGTATTATGTTCCATTCTATCGCGTTCTCACAGATCCAGAGACAAGAGTCCTATTTACCCAGAATAAATTGAGGCCGAAAGAGATAGGAGCGCAAATCAGAAAGTTGAGTGGGTCCGAACTTCCCATAGGAGATCCGGTTGAAAACATGCTAAAAAACTGGAGTCATTTAATAAGCGAATCCGCGCATAACGTTGCCAGGCGTTCAGCATTCAATGAAGCAAGTCGCAGAAAACTTGTTGCATATCAGAAAGAAGATGACAAAGGAAAACTTGTCGATGTTCCCCTTGTCGAGCAGGTTTCATGGGCCGACACAGTTCGGTTTAAGAAGATAGGAAAAGAAAAAGGCGCGCCAGTATTTATTTCAAAGAAAGATGGTATGCCAGTTCTACAGTTCAGGGCAGCCGGTAAGAGTATTTATTTTAAAGTTAATGACACTGAACTTTTTAATGCTCTTGGCCAAATGGATGTACAATCATTTGACAACATATGGTCTAAAATTGGTGGGGTTGCAAAGATGGGATTAACTTATGGTGCAACATTTGGACCAGCATTCAGGATAAAGAACTTTTTGAGAGACACGCTCCATACCTTTCAGATAAGCAAGGGTTTTGTCCCGTTATGGGATTCTATCGCAGGACTATGGAAAGTCTGGACAAATAATCCTGACTATATTCAATTTATGGCATCAGGAATGGCATTCGGTGGTTCATATGTCAGGGAAGGAGATGCGTCAGGTCTCCATAAATATGTAAAGTCAATAGTTAAGAAAGAAGGCCAGGGTGCTTTGAGAAGAATTATTTCAACACCTATGGATGCATTAAACTGGTGGAAAGAATTCGGTGAAGGGTTTGAAAATGCAGCCAGGGTACAATTATATTCAAGGTTGAAGAAAAAGGGTCTTTCTCACCTTGAAGCTGCATTTAACGCAAGGGACCTTATGGATTTTAATATGTCCGGCAATGGAACTGCAGTCAGGGTCCTTATAAGCACAGTGCCTTTCATGAATGCGCGTATTCAGGGACTTTATAAGATGGGTCGGGCTGCTGTAGACAATCCCACATCGTTCTTTACAAAGAGTGCGATGATTGCAATGGCATCGATGTTGTTATGGTGGCTTAATAAAGACGACGATAGATATAAAGAACTTGAGGATTTTGAAAAGTTTGCCTGGTATCATTTCTGGATAGGAGATAAGCACTTTAGAATTCCAAAACCATTTGAAACCGGAGTCCTCTTTTCAACATCAGTCGAGATGGCTGGTGATGTTATAACCGGGAACGAAGAATTAAATCATGTTATGGATTATATCAACCATGCATTTCTTGAAACACTGGCGATGAATCCAACACCTCAGGCAATCCGACCAATATGGGAACAGGTTGCCAATAAGACGTTCTTTACCGGGAGGCCGATTGAACCGATGGGAATGAAATATAGAGAACCCGGCGAACGGTTTGATCCATGGAATTCAGAGACGCTAAGATTTGCAGGTCAGGCTATTAATGTATCTCCAAAGAGAATGGAGCATCTGGTTAGAGGATATCTGTCTGTATTTGGTTCTTTCATATTAGGACTTTCTGATATTATGGTAAGATCAATTGCCGATATAGATAGGCCGACAAAGAGACTTGATGATTATCCGTTTATTGGAGCATTTGTACGAGAGGCAGATAATCCGAGATACACTAAATATATGTCTTCGTTTTTCGATGCGCTAAACGAGGCCAGGAAGGTTACCGCGCAGTTGAATGCCTATAATAGGGAGGGTGATTTTAAAAAGGCGCAAGAATACGCAAGGAAGAAGCAGTCTGAGATTCGAATGGCACCGAGACTTAACATGACATATAAGCAAATATCAGATATTTCGACTGAGATGAAAAGGACCTGGACAAATCCCAATATGACACCTGATCAAAAAAAGGCGCATATTGATAAACTTACGAATATGAGGAATAGACTTGTAAAACAGGTCTACGACCAAATTTTAAGGAGGAAGTAAAATGACTACACCAGTTATTGTAGATGAAATTTTTAAATCCAAAACCATCTCTGCAAGCGGAAATGCAACCTACAATGTCAACTTGAGAAGGATGAATGCAGAAGGTTTCTTTTCTATCCAGATTGAGGTTACCGGAGATGGTACAGTGAAGGTTGAATACCTTGAATCAAACAATGGCGGAACCGACTTTATAGATCCAGAAGATGACATTGTGACCGGGTTTACAAGTTCAAGTGGACCGGATTCTGACGGAAAAGATTTATTTTCATTTGAACCAAATCTTTGTGGAATGGTTCAGATAAAAATAACTGAAACCGGAGGTGCCGACCCGGTTGTTGTGAATGCATGGTTAGCAGTTCAATAAAGGAGGTATGACATGGGTTCTCCATGGCACAAAAATGAAGCCCAGAATGCAAGGTTGTATGGATGGGATTCTGAAAATGATCAGTGGACACAGATTCCTATAGATTTAAGTACATCGACACTTAGGTCGATATCACATGAACACCACGAAATACATGAAGGAGATATGTATTATGTTGCCGCAAATGCATCACTTAACAATAACAACACGATAAGCATTGCGATAACCACTCCAAACACGACTGAGGAACAGCACCTTGTCCTTGATATCAGAGCATCCGATAATGCAACGGTTACATATATTTCTGGAGTTACAAGTTATACGGGTGGGGCTGCTGCGACACCATACAACCGGAATGGAAGATCTTCGAATACGTCAAATTGTACTGTCAAATCTGGATATACCGGAAGTAATCCACTCGTTTTGACTGGTGGAACTACAAGGTTTTCAGAAATTGTAAATGCATCGAAGGGTCTTGTTTGGGACAGGTCATCTGGAGAAGAAATTGTTCTTCCTAAAAATAGCATAGAAGTTTTTCGAGTTACTGCAGGGGCAAACGGAATGACAATTACTATTTTAATTAATTGGTATGAACACACACCTAATGCATAATACTTGGGGGCCAATAGGAGGTTTTTAAAATGACTACACGAAGGGGTCCATGGAATTCCCTGGACGCAAGAAAAATAGAGGTAGATGCATCTGGATTTAGCGGAACTCTTTCCGCAACAGATACCGATGTCCAGACTGCCCTTGCAACAATAGACGCATTAAGCCTTACAGGTGGCGGAATTTCATTGGATACCACCAATTTTGATGGAATTCTTTCGGCATCCGAAGACACAGTTCAAAAGGCAATGGATGTTATTGATGACATTGCATTAGATGCTATTGTGAGTGGTTCTGCGTCTGCGACAATCACGGCAGATGGCCTTGACATTACAGATGGAACCGACACAGTATCAATAAATCTTGATTCTGGTGATGTCAAGATTTATAATGACAAGGATGCCGGAAAGATAATTTTACAGGCAGACAACAATGTCCCGTCGACGACGACGATGGCATCGTTTGATCCAGTAGGAGCATCTTCTCTTTATTATAATGGAACATTAACCTTGTCAACTACAGCAGCAGGAGTCTCAATTACCGATGGAACTGCGACTGCTGCCACGATTGGATTTACGGAAGACGACCTATATATAATCAATAACGATCCTGATGGACAGATTTATATGCAGGCACGAAATACGGGAAACACCGCAACGAATACCGTGTTCCGTGGAGATCCTGATGGCAGTTCGATAATGTATTATCAGGGGGATGGTGTCATAACAACTGCAAGCACTGGTGCAGCAATCGTTTCTCCTAATGATTCAAATACAATAGATTTTATCAGTATTGCAGGAGCAGTGACCATTGCCAGCAGGTACGATGGTGGAACTATAACCATAGAAGGCGATCATGTTGCGGATGGTTCTCAAGCAATAATGTTTGTCGGAGATCCAGACGGTGCTGCCACTTTGTACTATGCCGGA